GCTCGGATTGCACCAGCACATTCGCTTGCTCCCTCACCCATGAATTCATATCTACCTTGTATGTCTATCCATGATAAGTAAAAACCATCACAAATTTCAGCACACGCCTCACGTTCTTTTTCTGCTACTAGTTTGGCAAATCGTTCAAACACGGGAAACAAATCTCTTTCTACCCATGTTATATGGTCAAACATTGCACCTGAATGTATAGCCATCTTAATGATTTCATCTTGTGTCATTCTTGTTTCCTTTCACGTTTATCTACATAACCACACCAACATTTTTGGTTTGGCATAAGAATTTTTGGTTGTGCTTTTGGCAACTTGATTGTGCAATCAGGGCATGGCATACCAAGCCTTTGCCTGCGTTCTTTTTTGTATTCTTTCCATTCATTAAATATTTCAGCCATATCACCCATTACTTTTTCCCCTTGCTCGGATTAGTTCTGCTATTGCTTTAGGACTGCCTTGCCACGGTTCTTCTGCAATCTTTGCACACTCTTCACGCTCGGCTTCAATTGCACTGTTAACTAACCGCAAAACTTCTTCATCGCAATCCATCAAACGCTTGAACGCAACAAGGTTTAATTGTTCTTTGTGAAATAATTTGATGTATTCTTCATTTGTCATCTTTAAACTCCTGTATGCACGCCCATCCAATAGCGCAAGCAACAATAAATACAGCAACAGCTCCACCCAAGGCAAGCATCCATATTAATGCGTCAGTCATGTTTATGCTCCAAAGATTTGTTTAAGCTCAAGATACAAAGCCTTGGCCTCGCCAATGCCAATGTTATCCACGATGTATTTGGCCGTCAGTTTCGTGGTAGCTACCGCCTTGGGCTCGTCCAAGACTGGCTTGGGTGCTTGGGGTTCTTTTTTGACCTTTTCTTTCGGTACGCTTATGACTGTGGTATTGCGCTTTTGTTTGATGGGCGTGTAATCGTGCACAATTGCAGCCAACTTACCATCAGCGCCCCGTATGATCATGCTGTTCTTGAGCATCTGCGTGAGGAGAGAGTCGATTGAGGACTCCTTGAATCCTTTTGCCAGTAAAGCCTCGATGACTTGTTTGCGTGTGCACCCGTAGTGGGTCTTCACAAAGGTGAATGTCTCGCGTGAGACGTTGTTCGTGGGCTTGAATAGGTGTACTTCTTTTTTAGTTTCCATTTGTTTCTCTTCTTTAGTTGGTGTTTCCCATTGCTCTATTGCTTCTTTGAGCGCGGTTTGTAAGTCAGGCATTTGGTGTTCCTCCTCTTGCCCAAGTCCAAAATAAAATAAAGCAAAGCATCGCTATTGCTGATGCGCAATACAGCAATACATTGCGGATGATGGTGTGTTTCCAAGGGCGGATGCCGAGCAAGACTTCTTGTATCTGCTCATCGAACTCATCCATCCTAGGTGGTGGCGGTTTATACAACAAGCCTATTTTTACTTTACCCGTGTCATAGGGTACGCGTTGGGATTGTGTGCTTTTGTTTTCAATCAGTTGTATTTGCATTTGCTTCTCTCTTTAAAAGTTTTTTGTTGAGTGTGTCATAGAAATATACCCTTGTCAATAGTTAGACAAGGGTATTTTCCCTTAAGCATTCTCTTCTAATTTGAATGACACGGGCGCGTCTTGCACATACCCCATCTCGATCTCGTTGAGCTTGCGTTTGCACTCCTCGTAAAATTCTTTTTTACTGGCGTACCCTATCGCTTGGTACGAATATCCGTAGGACAAGTCGCAGATGTCAAAATAAATCTCTTGAATGAGCGTTAATGTTTTCGTAGTCATGCTGTTTCCTTTAATGCAAATTTAAGAACGTGAAAGAAGTTATCGTTTTCCCTATCGTATGTGCCATTAACATAATAGGCCGTGATGAAGAACGTATCCCCATCGCTGTAAAAATTGATGTCATAGTATTGGCCATCTACCTCGACCGCATCCCACTCATCAAAGTCTGTGTACTCCCCATCGGGGCAGTAGTGCATGGGCACAAGACTAATCTTACGCTTGATTAACTCTTTAATAATTTGTTGTCTCAGTTCCATCTTCGATCTCCCAAGTCCTGTAATTAAACTCCTCGATCAAACCCTCATCGTGCATCTTGTTGTAGCCTATGCCGTCCTCCAAGATAAATTGAAGATAGTCAAAATCATTCTTTTGCATTGCGTCTCGAACGGTCTCGATGTCATCCTCAACCAAACGCTTGATCATTGCTTTTCTATCCATTTCTTTCTCCTAAAAATAAGGGGACAACTTGTCCCCGTTCCAAACTGCATGGGGGGAATTCCCCATGCAAAACACTGGTCGCCCTCACGCTATCATGTACGCACTGTCAAATAGCGTGGCCAATACCTGAGACGGATCGGCCGACCACGAATCATTGAGCGCATCTTGCAGCACATCGACAGTCAGTCGGCGTTTGTCAATGAACCGAACCGCCATGTCAACGTCCTCGGGGTACACACTCTCGGCCATCATCTCGATCAGCCACTCACTGTGCCCCTCGATGGCATCCGTGATCGCATCCTGTAAGTCAACCGCACCGATCTCCTCATCCCAACGCATATAGTCCTGATACGCTGATGTGCTGTTGCTAGCCTTGCCATAGCTTGCCCACCCGCCGTAGTATCCGACAGATGCGTAGTCATCCCACTTGCTCTCGACAACGGATGGATCGCGCTCGGTCGGCAGAGAGTCCCAGTCGATCTTCACGACTTGCTCGGCAAGCGTCTGGAAGTGCACGATGTCAAGCGACTCGGTGAGTGTGTGCTCGGCGTAATACCCCACGCTCACATTGGTGCACTCGGGGATGATGGTCGTGAACTCCGCAGTATCGGTGTACACCCCTGTGTCGTCAGTCGAGTACATCAAGCGGTCATCCTCATTGAGTGCCTGGGCAAGCGCCGTCCCAAACTCATCGGAGCAACACCGACCATAGCCTTGATGCGTGATCACACTGTCGATGTTCTTTCGGTCGAACGCAATGGCACGATCAAAAGAGCCAAGCTCCTCGCTGTAATGCGTTGCGACATAGGTCGCCCCAATACCCCCGCGCTCCTCGCCCTGAGTAAAGATGTAGTAGGCAGGGATACCCGCATGGATCAAGTGCATGAGCATGGCCACACCCGCCCCATCATCCGCACCCAACTGCGCGCCGTCAGCGTGCCAGTGGGTAGTAGTCTTCCTGATCTTGTTGACACCCTCGTCTTTGTGCACAGTATCCACATGGGCTACGAACAGTGTGCGGTTTAGCTTCGAGATGCGTGTGTCGATGTGCAAGTTATTGCACCCGTCAATGAATGCTCGCTCACACACATCAGGCGGTAGCATCTCGGCAAGCCACAGCGTGAAGTCTTCATTGGTTACGGAAGTGTGCGGTCGCTTCAAAGACAGCGCGTGATTCAAGGTTTGCATTAGTACGTTCATTCTGATTCTCCTTTGGTTGTTTCGTTTGTCTCGGGTGCACAGTCAGGGTGAAACTTATCACCATTGATCTCTACATAGTCAGTCTCATTGGTGTAGTACTTATCGGTGTGGGTACACATCCAGCAGTTGTCGCGCAACTCATATTGCTCGGTGTCCTCGGCGTAGCAGATGCGGTCGTCATCATCGGGGTAGTGCTCGGACTCGCTCTCGATGTAGACCACATCATCAAGATGGCGGTGCTCGCCGTCCACATCACACACGATGTCGTTGTCGGACAGATAGTCCTCGTCATAGTGCTCGCCGTCAACCTCGACCGAGTAACGATCCCTGATGTAGTACTGATTACCTCTGCGTCCGTAGACATACTGGTAGTCGTTGTCACAACAACTCTGGCAGATGTATGTGTCCTCGCTGTAACCGACCCAGTAGCCGTCACCATCATCGAACCCGTCCCCGCAGTCCTCGCAGGTGTGATCGTACTGGCTACGCTCCTCGGCAAACCCGCCCGTGCTCTCCATGCGGTACTCGCCATCACCATCACAGATCGTGAACGTTTTCTTGTCTGCGCTGTACTTGCAGTCACGATCATGACCATCAATGTATGGCCCGATAACATTGCCCTTGTTCTCGATGGCTTTGATCTTGGCGCCGTCCCAACCGCTCACCTTGGCGATGCCCTGATTCTGCATCCACGCTTCGAGTTGCGTGTCGCTGTGCGAGTACCCGCCGTTCGGGTCTTTGTTGTACGAACGCACAAACGTCTTGTTGCCCGCCGCATCGGTGTAGACCAAAGCCCGCGCCTTGGTATCGTCCCCTTCCTCACGCACCGCCATCGACCACCCAAGCGCAGGGTCATAGACCTCATAAGGATGCGTGTTCCAGTTGCTTTCTTTCATACATGATTGTGGCCCCCGCATCAGGTGATGCAGCATCTCGGCCATCGTGTGCACGATCTTGACCCCAGTCACCACATGGAGCGCGGTGATGTCCCTGATCTGATGGTCACCGAGGGTTGGGAAGTGTCGGCGTAGATACTTGCCGATGGATGTCTTGACTTGGCGATCCGCTTCCCCGCTCTTGTCGTCACGGGTAAAAGCGATCATGGTCTGATCCGCGATGGCTCGGTGCGGATGCTCAAGCACCAACTGATGCCAGTCATAAGGCCGTGCCAGTATGAGCGCGTCCGCAATAGCGGGGTGCATCGGGTACTTGTAAAACTCTCGGTGATACCAAGGGCGGGAGCACTTGAGTATCTTTTGGAGCATACGGATGCTATCCTGCATTGCCCAACTGTCTTCCATTGTGTATGCGAATGCGTACATTTGATTTACCTCTTTCATTTGTTGTAGCTACTACCCTCAAGTGGATCGGCGTAGCTGGAAACCGATCCACCATACGGGGACAACTTGTCCCCGAATCAAAAGAAAACACTGGTCGCCCTCAATCGCCTTGGTTCATGGCGCTTTGCCATGTGTAGGGAACGGGCGCGGTCAGCGGTAGGCTGGCCACACGATCCATCGCTTCAAGCATCAGCTTGGCTTTGTCTTGGCGGTCTTGATCGTTGGAGATGTTTAACTCCTGACATACCCGCTCATACTCGGCCTCGGTGCGGCGCATGAATCTGTCCTTGAGTTTGGTGTGCAAGTGCGCGGGCACAGCACGCACGAATGGTTCTTTGCGCTTTGCCCTCGCTTTGTGGGGGATGTCCGTGAACATGGCGTAGACTCTATCCTTGATCTTTGGCGGAACCCAGTCCGTCCAATGGATGCCATCGTTGGGCAGATTCTTTTCCTTGGCCAGTTTGACGGGCGACAATTGGCGTTGCTCATACGCGGTAAAATCTCCACGCAAGCGGTCGATCACATAGGCGTAGGCTTCCAAGGCGTTGACCCTCGGATCGTCTGTGTGCTTGAGTTTGTAGGCGAGCATTGCTCGGATGATCTTGCGCTCAACGATGAGCGGTTCTTTTAACTCAGCCCAGTAGTCATGCAGTCGCCTGCCTTTGGCTTTGTCGCGGAGTATTTCCGCTTGTTGCTCGGCAACGATGCGCTTGATGATCTCGCGCTCGCCGTCCGTCATACGGCGTTTCATGAGCACATTGTGTAGCTCGTTCGGTGTGTATTCCATATAATGCTGGTACTTCATGGGTAAAATCTCCTGTAGTGTCCGACATTTTATCATAAAAGCACGGAACTGTCCAACATCTTGCCAAGTATCTACAAGCTCCGACACACTAAAACCCGCATAAACATTGGGCTGTGCTGTGTCCGTGTCTCGAATATAGCCACAAAATAATAATGACATAACCATTAAGTACAAGACCAAAGAACCAAGGACTTGAAAGCGTGGAAATATGCGGACGTATAGAGAGATACTCCTATATATATAAAAGACTTTTTTAAATAGATATATATATGCCAGAGAAACTCGGAGCGCTAGCATTGGCGCCACTTTTTTTGTGACGCAGATGCTTGGATAGTTGGCAAGATGACGGACAAATCGCGGGTGGTGTTTTTCAAATGGGTAAAATCTCAAGTTGAGGATACGGGGACATCTTGTCCCTGTTTCGACCACCAAATGTCGCGGACGTTGCGGTCTTTGGATAGGCGGGTGAGGGTGGCTTGCAGTTGCTTGATGGTGCAGTCTATGGTGCGGCGCTCGTGATGGTCGCCGTGTGTGCGGAGGAGGAAGTTGATGGTGTACATGGTTAGTCCTTGTAGGTGTGGATGATGCGGGATACTTGAAGGCCGAGGATGAAGGACGCGATGATGGGTGTGACGACCCAGACCCAGCCCGATGAGAACGATAGTATCTGCGAGCACAGTACGATCAAGTGGGTGATGACAACGGCGAGGAGGATTTCGCTGAGTATTTGAAGTGCTGACATGGTTTACTCTCCGAAAGTTACAAAGACAACGTGGCAGATACCACGGGGATAAATGGCGATCATGTCACCAAATTTTTCAACACGGCAACGCAGACCCGTAAGGTCTGCCCACGCCTTTGCTTTTCGCACAATGGCGCGGTCTGTTGCAGTATCGGGTAGGTCGAGTGTGTGACGGCGAACCCATGAGTAGTTGGATTCCCCGCCGAAAGTATCAGTGTGCTCTAGATTAACTTGCATGGTTTTACCTTTCGTTGATACGGGGACAACGTGTCCCCGTATGGTGCAACAGCGCACCCCAATGCTCTTGCGAGCATTAGGCTGAGTTGTCTTAGGCTCGCAACGTCACGCCAAGGTATTTGTTGACATTGTTGGTGGTGATGTAATCGTTATCTTCGTTGGACATACGCAAGACATAACCGCCTGTTATTTCACATGAGCGGTAAAGATCAACTTCTACTTTTGCATCGTTGATGCCGAGGTTGCTGAAGATATTGCCGATGAATACACACGAGTCGCAGTCGTGTTTGAATTGTGGTTTCATGATTAAAGTCCTTTCGTTAGACAAAGAATGAAACACCACACAAGCCGATCTCGCGTGGTGTACTGGGGAAACAAACAGGGACATCGTGTCCCCGTATCGATTACTTGGCAGTGCGAGCATTCCAAGCCTTCTCAAATGCTTTCAAAGCCTGCGCTTTCGTGCCATCGAACTTTTTAACCGCGTTCAAGAAGGGATTCACGGGCTCAGTGCTCGCGGATGTGCTCGCTGGTGCTGTACCCATCACATCGTGAACAAGACGTCCTAGAGCCTTCCTAGAGGCTTCGTAGGTTGCGTGCTCTTTGTCGAGCACTTTCGTGCCCAATGCTTTCTTCTGGCCATCGAGTAAAGGCGTGCCGTAGTATGTGGCAACGTGTGGCAGTAGTGCCGCTCTCGCTTCGGCGTGCGTGCCTTTGCTCAAGTGTGCCCTAAGCCCATCGACACCCGTGTTATAGGTGGCAACAGCATCAAGAGCGAGTTTGACTAGAGATGAAATGGAATTGATTTTTGTTGACATGATTTTCTTTCTATATGGGGACACCATGTCCCCGTATCGGTTGCGAGGAATTTCTCAACCGATGCCTCTATTGTACGGAGAGGGGAGGAAACGGCTAGGTCAAAGGTTCGCCTATCCGAACCCAAAAATCGAAATTCGAGAACTAAAGACCCCACCTACCCCCCACAACCCATATATGGAGAGCCTACCATCCGGCCCATGAACACTGTTCCATAACCATTCCCATTATTTCTGTAATACTTTAGTATACCCCCTATATTATTTTAAAAAAATTATAAAATCTCATTGTCTAATGTTAGACAAACACCCATAAAAAAACCCCGCGCTATGGCGGGGTGAAGGTTTCTTTGCAAAAACCAAGAGAAGCAAACGGCAACTGCTTGCACATTTACTGATATGTAGTGTACACTAAAGCCAACGAGGTTTCAATAAGGCCTACGCATGTTAGATCATTTAATTGATTTCGATCCAGAAGTAAGTGATGACTTACAAGATTTTACGCCGTTGGATAAGGCAGGGATAACCGCCACTGTTGACGCTAAAATCAATACCAGCAACTGGCTTAAAAAACACGGCAGTGTTGATAGCGAGCATATTGCAACTGCGCTAGATACCAAAGCGGCGCGTATATCATTTGCCAATATCGTATCCGCTGCGCCTGAAGAGATTACGCACACAGCACTTGCAGAAGTTAAAACACCCGCCGCAGTTCAGCACCTTGTAGGAATGCTGACAGCATATGACTGGGAATTTGTACAGCAGGCCAAAGAACTCCGTGGTTATGCGGTTGCAAAGATTCTTGAAGAAGTCGAAAACCCCAGCGCCAATATCCGCCTCAAGGCATTGGCTTTGCTTGGCAAGGTAACAGAAGTTGGGCTCTTCACTGAAAAGATTGAAGTGCAGAAAACGGAGATGAGCAACACTGAACTTGACCAACGCATCAAGGACAAGCTCAATAAATTCATGGAAGTGGTGGACGTTCTTGCTAATAAAGATGCGGACATCGTTGACTTAGAGATCAATGGATCTAACCCAGATCACGAGCCTGACGCCGCTTGAGGCCAAGCTCATCCAACAAAATCTGCCCCACATGACCAAGGCAGAGAAGCTAGAGCTGTTTGCAGATTTAGATGAACGAGAGAAACGCGCCAGTCTAACGGCCGCACAAAGCAGTATCTTGGGGTTTGCCAACTACATTTATCCAGGCTTTAAGACAGGCCCCCACCACAGGAAGTTGGCCAAGATATTTGAAGAGGTGATTGCGGGAACCAAGAAGCGGGTCATTATTAATATTGCCCCGCGCCACGGCAAGTCGGAGTTCAGTTCTTATTTGTTCCCTGCATACTTCCTTGGCAAGTTCCCTGACAAGAAGATTATCATGGGCACGCACACTGCGGGTCTATCAGAAGACTTTGGACGACGTGTCCGTAATTTAATTGATTCGGAGGAATACCGTGACATTTTTCCCCAAACCCTCGTTGCGGAGGATCAGAAGGCGGCTGGTAAATGGAGTACTTCGGCAGGTGGTCAGTATTACGCCGCAGGTGTCGGCGGGGCTTTGGCTGGCCGTGGGGCTGATCTCTTTGTTATTGATGATCCACATTCTGAACAAGATGTAAAGACCAACAGCAGACTGGCATTTGATACAGCATGGTCTTGGTTTCAAACGGGCCCGTTGCAACGTCTGATGCCCAACGGCGCTATTATTGTCATCATGACGCGGTGGTCGCTCTTGGATTTGACGGGGAAGTTGCTGGACTACCAGACCAAGAACCCTGAGTCGGTTCCTTGGGAGATTGTTGAACTGCCTGCCATTCTTCCTTCGGGTAAATCCCTATGGCCAGAGCAATGGCCGATTGAAGCGTTGGAAAAAACAAAAGCGTCACTCGACCCCAAGTACTGGAATGCCCAGTACATGCAACAACCAACGAGTGACAATTCCGCCATCATTTCTAGAAAGCACTGGCGCATATGGACGGCGGATGATCCCCCCGTTTGTGATTACGTGATTCAGTCTTGGGATACGGCATTTGAGACCAAGAATAATTCTGACTATAGCGCGTGTACAACGTGGGGGGTTTTCTACAATGAGGAAGAGAACAATAGCCCGCAAGTCATATTACTTGATGCGTTCAAAGACAGAATGGCTTTTCCAGAGTTAAAAGAAATTGCATTAAAGCACTGGAAAGAATGGCAACCCGATGCGTTCATTGTGGAGAAAAAGGCCGCAGGCGCGCCCTTGATCCAAGAGTTGCGCAACATGGGAATCCCTGTTCAGGAGTTCTCGCCAAGCCGTGGAAATGATAAGATGGTCAGGTTAAATGCTGTGGCTGACCTTTTCTCTTCTGGAAAAATCTGGGCCCCTGACACAAGGTGGGCGCGAGAAGTAATTGAAGAAGTAGCCGCATTCCCTGTTGGCGAGCACGATGACTATGTGGATACAACGTCCCAAGCATTGCTACGCTATAGGCAAGGGGGATTTATCACGCTAGACTCTGACGAACGGGAAGATAAAGTCTTTCGTCGTCGGCAAGCCGCATATTATTAAGGATCATCATGGCAACAAGTAGTTTTGACAAATCGTTATATCAAGCCCCTGAAGGACTGGATGCCTTGGGCGCGGGCGAAGAACCGTTAGAGATAGAGATTGAAGACCCAGAGGCAGTACATATTAAAGCGGGGGACATGGAGATCGAGATTCACCCCAAAGACTCCACCCAAGGAGATGAAGAGTTTGACGACAACTTGGCCGAGTATATTAGTGATTCAAGGCTACAAACGGTTGCAGGTGATCTTGAGTATGACATTGACCAAGACCGGGCATCACGCAAAGATTGGGAGAAAGCTTACACCGAAGGCTTGAAGCTATTGGGTCTGCACATGGAGGAGCGTACCGAGCCTTGGGACGGCGCTTGTGGCGTATTCCATCCCATGATCACAGAAGCCGTGGTACGGTTCCAAGCGGAGATGATTACCGAGACATTCCCAGCCCAAGGGCCTGTTCTTAGTAAGATCATTGGTAAAGAAACGCCTGAGACACGCGAGATATCTGTGAATGTTCAAGCAGATATGAACCATGAGTTGACGGACGTGATGAAAGAGTACCGACCCGAGCACGAGCGGATGCTTTGGTCGCTACCTGCCACAGGTTCGGCTTTTAAGAAAGTGTACTTTGATCCCAACTTGGGACGGCAAGTCAGTATGTTTGTGCCAGCCGAAGACATCATCCTGCCCTATGGGGCGACGGATATGGACACTTGCCACCGCATTACCCATGTGATGCGCAAGACCAAGAACGATATCTTAAAACTGCAAGCTGCCGGCTTTTATGTGGACTGTGAGTTGCCGGATCCTCCACGGATGCGCGATGATATTAAACAAGCCAAAGACCACGAGACTGGCTTTAGTGACTTGAATGACGACCGTTACACGTTGTATGAGTGCCACGTTGACTTGGACTTGGATGGGTTCCAAGACGTTGATGAAGACGGAGAAGAGACTGGCATCGCACATCCTTACGTTGTGACCCTCATTAGAGGCACAAACACCATTCTCTCAATCAGACGAAACTGGAAGGAAGGCGATGTACTCAAACTCAAACGACAGCACTTTGTCCACTACCAATACATCCCCGGCTTCGGTGCCTATGGATTTGGTTTATTCCATCTCATCGGGGGTTTTGCAAAGTCGGCCACGAGTATCATGCGACAACTTGTTGACGCAGGAACTCTCTCCAATTTACCGGGCGGCCTCAAGTCCAGAGGACTACGCATTAAAGGCGATGACACACCAATTGCTCCGGGGGAATTTAGGGATGTCGATGTCGCTTCAGGAAACATAAGAGACTCCATCCTACCGCTACCTTACAAAGAACCCAGCAACGTCTTGTTCAATTTGCTGGGACAAATTGTGGACGAAGGACGTCGGTTTGCTGCAACAGCCGACATGCAAGTGTCTGACATGAACTCCCAAGCTCCTGTGGGCACAACACTGGCGTTACTTGAGCGTCAGCTTAAAGTGTTGACAGCGGTGCAGGCTCGTGTGCACTTTGCACTCAAGCAAGAGTTAAAACTCATAAAAGATTTGATTCGTGACTACACGGATCCGGACTATACCTACGATCCAGAATATGGTGGCCGCAAGTCCAAGCAAGAAGACTACGACAAGGTTGACATTATCCCAGTGTCAGACCCCAATGCCGCAACACTGTCTCAACGGGTGGTGCAGTATCAAGCGGTCATGCAGATGGCGCAGATGGCGCCTCAAATCTATGACTTGCCACAGTTGCACAGGTCAATGCTCGATGTCTTGGGAATAAAGAACGCTGAGAAACTAGTACCCCTACCTGATGACCAAAAACCTGTCGATCCAGTGTCTGAGAACCAAGCCGTGCTTAAGGGTAAACCCTTAAAAGCGTTTGAATACCAAGACCATCAGGCGCATATGGCGGTGCATAACTCTTTAATTAACGATCCCATGATTATGGCCATGATTGGGCAGAACCCACAGATGCAGGCCATTATGGGCTCGCTACAGGCACATATTGCCGAGCACGTAGGGTTTATGTACAGAAACATGGTGTCTCAGCAGCTTGGCATGGCGCTGCCTCCAGAAGACGAGAAGTTGCCTCCAGAAGCAGAAAAAGCCTTGTCTACGCTCTTGGCGCAAGCGGCCAATCAAGTTATGCAACAAGGTCAAGCAGCGGCTGCCCAACAGCAGGCACAACAGCAACAGCAAGACCCGCTTATACAAATGCAGCAAGCCCAGTTGCAATTGCAACAACAAGAAGTCCAAATCAAAGGACAAAAAGCTCAAATAGATGGGCAAATTGCGCAAGCCAAGTTACAGCTGGAACAGCAAAAAATCAACAACGCAAAAGAACTTGATGCCATGAAAGTGGGAATCGACTCGGCCAAACATCAAGCGCAGTTGGCACAGCAAGCAAAACAAGCAAGCATAAATACACTCACAGACATTGGCAAACACAAAGCAGAATTGGATTTGCAACGCCGAGAAAATATGATGCAACATCTCCAACAATTTAAACGGGATGAAAAACCGCCAAAGGAACCTAAAGCATGATAGACCAATTCGCACGCGTATTGCGCGACAAATTACGCCACGACATGAACAACTACGCCGATGACTTGGCGGGGGGTGTCTGTCGCAACTTTGAAGAATACCAAAAACTCTGCGGGCTTATTTCGGGTCTGGCCATTGCAGAGCGTTATCTCCTAGACCTGCTAAAAGAAAGTGAAGAAGACGATGAGTGATTTGATTTTGCCCCCCGGCGTTGACATGCCACCCCCGATCCAACCCGTGGAAACCCCACCCGAGGATGCAACGGCCGAAGAAAAAGCAACAGTTCTACCAGAACCAAGCGGTTACCACATCCTCTGCGGTGTGCCTGACATCTCTGACAAGATTGACGGAACTAACCTTGACTTGGTACGACCTTCTCAATATGCAGCGCAAGAACAACATGCAACCACTGTTTTATTTGTGTTGAAGTTGGGCCCAGCGGCTTATACCGATGCAAGCAAAACTCCCGGAGGCCCTTGGTGTAAACCCGGAGACTTCGTGCTCACCCGCACGTACGCAGGTACGCGTGTAAAGATTTTTGGTAAAGAGTTTCGTATCATCAACGACGATCAAGTTGATGCTGTTGTGCAAGACCCTCGTGGAATAACCCGAGCATAAGGAGTAAGAAATGGCAAATGAACCGTACAAGTTCCCTGATGAAATAGAAGGCGAACAAACAATTGATATCAAGGCGGATGCGCCTGAAATTGAAATTGAAGTTATAGACGACACGCCTATTGAAGATCGTGGCCGTTGGCCCTTAAACAAGGAAGTCGAAGACCCTACGGATGAAGAAATTGAAAACTACTCCGATAAAGTCAAACACAGGATCAAAGAACTAACGCATGCTAGACATGACGAACGTAGATCTAAAGAAGCCGTACTCCGAGAGAAACAAGAGCTTGAGCGTCTTGCACAGCATCTGATTGAAGAGAATAAAAGTCTTAAAAAGAGCGTTAACGTCGGCCAGGAAGCGTTCATCTCCTCTTCCAAGGAGAAAGCGGAGGCAGACGTTGCGATGGCTAGACGTCAGTATAAAGAGGCTCAAGAGGCATTTGACACTGACGCTATCATTGCGGCGCAAGAAGCCTTGACTGAAGCCAAGTGGAATCTCGAAAAAGTAAAAAATTATCGAGCAACCCCTTTACAAGAGCAAGAAAATACGGTACAAACTCAACCTAGACAGACTCAATCTGTACAACCAGACGAAAAGTCCCTGCGCTGGCAGGCAAAAAACCAGTGGTTTGGTTCACAGGGGTTTGAGGAAGTTACCAGCTTTTCACTAGGGCTGCATCAAAAACTAGTGAACTCGGGGATTGATCCTCGCTCTGACGAATATTACGAGCAAATAGATGCTCGCGTTCGTTCTACGTTCCCAGAAATGTTTGGGGGCGGAGAACAAAAAAGATCTGAGGCCAAACGGCCTTCCAGTGTTGTTGCGCCTGCGTCGCGTTCAACGACCGCAGGAAAAGTTAAACTTACAACAACCCAACTTGGGTTGGCAAAAAAGTTTGGATTAACACCACAACAATACGCTATGCAAGTAGCAAAACTGGAGGCTCAACAAAATGGCTGATAACAGAACACCCCGTGACGTAATAACACGCGAAAAATCTGCTCGTGCGGTTTATACCCCATCGAGTGCTTTACCCGATCCTACACCCCAACCCGGTGTTGAGTTTCGTTATGTCATGACACACATTTTAGGTAAAGCGGATCACACCAGATTGTCTCGTATGAGACGTGAAGGTTGGGAACCAGTCAAAGCAGCAGATCACCCTGAGCTTATGATTGAGGGCGATGTCAATGGAAACGTAGAAATTGGTGGGTTGATACTCTGTAAAAACTCTACTGAGAATGTGCGTGCCTATAACGACTATTACGCCAAACAAGCACAAGATCAGATGGATTCTGTTGATAACAGCTTCATGAAAGACAGTGATCCAAGGATGCGCAAGTTTGCAGAGCGAAGCTCTACAGTCTCACGCGGATTTGGTGCAGGTTCAAAGTAAACTTAATCAGGAGTCCTTAAATGGCATATCCCATTATTCCCGCTCCATACGGGTTTAAAGCGGTCAGTGAGTTCGGCGGATTACCCTATTCTGGGTCAACTCGCATGTATCCCATTGCTACTGCTTATGGTACATCGTTGTTCTATGGCGACATTGTTCAACTTTCTGGCGGTACTATTGTTACCACTACCATGTCTGCGGCTTCTAGCCCCGGAACTGCGGTAGCTGGTACTTTGGGTATCTTTGTTGGCGCTGAGTACACTAACTCATCTAGTCAAATCGTTCGCGCTCAGTACTACCCAGCTAGTACAACCGCTAATGCAATGGTTGGATACGTTATTGACGATCCTCGCGTTGTGTTCAAAGCAGTGATGGTTGCTCAAGGTACTTCCTTGTCCAACACAGCTTCTACAGTTGGCTACGCTAACGCCACCTTTATCGGTTCTAACCTCTATGCCGTCACAGGTACAGCAGGTAACACCACGACTGGTGACTCAGCAATGGCTGTTTCTGGCGCTGTTATCAGCTCTGGTACATCTGGTAATACTCGTATTGCTTCAGCACTACCCTTCCGTTGCGTTGGTATGGTTCAAGATACCGCTGTTACTGTGACTGCTACTGGTGGTAATGCAAATACCTCCGGTACTACCGTGACATTGACTGCGGCTAACACTGCTATCCAACCCGGAATGCAGTTGATTGCTCAAGGCGTGAGTGGTGTTGCCCAAGGTAACTACATTTCTGTAACCAACGTAAACGGCACAACCGTGACTTTGGCTTCCAGTATTGCAGTGCCCACAGGCACACAACTTTCTTTTGTCGGTTTCCCTGAAGTTTTGGTGACCTGGAATGCAACATTCCAAGGTATGACCAATACTGCTGGCGTTTAATTAAGGAGCTAAAAAATGGCTATTTCACGCGCACAACTACTGAAAGAGTTGCTCCCAGGTTTGAACGCATTGTTCGGTCTTGAGTACGCTCGCTACGGCGAAGAGCACAAAGAAATCTACGAAACAGAGAAATCTGAGCGTAGCTTTGAAGAAGAGACAAAACTGTCAGGCTTCTCAGCCGCACCAGTCAAGGCCGAGGGTACAGCCCTTAGTTATGACAATGCGCAAGAAGCTTTCACAGCTCGTTATAACCACGAAACCATTGCTTTGGGTTTCTCAATCACTGAAGAGGCGATTGAAGATAACTTGTATGACTCTTTGTCTGCACGTTATACCAAAGGTTTGGCCCGTGCTATGGCCTACACCAAACAAGTGAAAGCTGCTAACGTGTTGAATAACGCTTACAACGCCGCTTATCCCGGTGGTGATGGCGTGTCTTTGTTGAATACTGCTCACCCCTTGGTGAACGGTGGCACAAACTCCAACACTGCATCCACTCCTGCTGACTTGAACGAGACTTCTCTTGAGAATGCCGTCATTCAAATCGCAGCTTGGACAGACGAGCGTGGTCTTTTGATCGCCGCTAGACCCAAGAAGTTGATTGTTCCACCAGCACTAATGTTCGTTGCAACCCGTTTGCTCGACACAGAATTGCGCGTTGGTACAAACAACAACGACATTAATGCTCTCAAGAACAACGGTTCAATCCCTGAAGGTTATACCGTTAACCACTTCTTGACAGCAACCAATGCTTGGTTCCTAACCACTGACGTGCCAAATGGCTTGAAACATTTCGAGCGTACACCTTTGGCTAACTCAATGGATGGAGACTTCGATACGGGTAACGTACGTTACAAGTCCCGCGAGCGTTATTCGTTTGGCTGGTCTGATCCATTGGGAATCTACGGTTCCTATTAAAATCAAGCACTTAGCTAGATTTCAAGGGCCCTTCGGGGCCCTTTTCTTTTTTTAAAACTTGTGTTATGATTACCTGTAACTAAGTCACAGGAGTATTAAATGGACTATCCAACCACAAGAAAAGAAGCAAAGAAAACCGGCAGTAAGTACTATTTCACTGGACAACCCTGCAAACATGGGCATGTTGCATTGCGCAAAACCAAAGGAGCGTGTGTTGAATGTTTAAAGGTTGAATGGGCTAAAGGAAATGAAACTCGCGCAGAATACTTTAGACAATATAACCAACGTGAAGATGTAAAAGACAAAAAGAATGAATGGTATGTAGAACACAAAGAGCAAGTAATTGACGCCGCAAAAACACGACCAATAGAGGTTAAACGTGTATATCAAAAAGCGTGGAAAGAACGTAATACAACATGGGTACGAGCCGATACAAAAGCACGCAGACGTAAACATAGAAATGCCACACCCAAGTGGTTAACCAAGAAAGAAAAAGCAGAAATTCGTGAGCTTTATAAAATTGCCATAACCATGTCTAAAACAACTGGGGAGCAGTACGTTGTTGATCATATTGTTCCTTTGCGGGGAGAAGATGTTTGTGGTCTCCATGTGCCTTGGAATCTACGTGTAATCACACAGGAAGAAAACTTAAAAAAGTCCAATAAACTTCTTGACACGCCCAAAGAATAGTGTATATTGAGGGTTGTCTGGGACTTTTTCTCTTGTTGCCAACCCGCCCAGGGGTCACGATGCAACGATTAACAAGAGGCTTTTGCATAAGGAATTATCATGGGACGTAGTACGTTTGAAGGCCCAATCATATCGGGCGACAATAGATTTGGCCCCCTGCGCAATATTGGGTATGCCCAATTGGTGCAGAACGTGGACTTGGACATCTCCAACGCAGTTGTTGGTACATCCACTTACGCTGGCGCATCAGGACAGTTTGTTGCCTCCAACGGCATTCCAAACTTAAACGCAGTTGTTTTTACACCTTCTGCCAATTCAACACCCACCGCACAGACACTTCCTGCTGATTCAGCAACGAACGTGTATCGTGGCGCAGTGTTCTATTTGCCCACAGGCGCAGATTTGGATGATATCTTTTTTGATATTGCCACTGCGTTTTCAGTAACTGGTGGCACAGCTTCTTTGACCAGCGTTCAGTTTTTGGCTTCCAATAACTACACCGCTGCCGCTGGTACAGCCGCTTATTTCCAAACAGGCGTATTAACATCCAATGCAGTTGGTCGTCAGTCTTTGGCTACCTTTACTGGTACACAGATTACCAATCAATCTTCAACATCAACAGACATTTATCAAGGCGGTACACAGCCTAACTTGTCGCAAGTTGTGGTCACGATTGCTATGGTTGGTACGGCGCTAAATACTCGTACAAGCATGGCTGGACAGCTCAATGTAACCTTGCGTTACACACAGCCTGACAACAACATTGGCAACTTGACAACTTACCCCTACGGTAACTTCGATTAATCAAGGGGGCTCCGGCCCCTATTCTTTAGGAGATTAATCATGATGCAAACAGACGTAAAGTCCACACATATTATGGTGGGGACTTCTGGTTTGGTTTTTGGTAACCGTACTCGTCTCAAGGGTGCTGTTGTATCAAATTCAGTTTCTGGAACGCCAGCCAATGTAGCTTTTGCTAATAATGTTAGCGTAAGCGGTACATACACTACTTCTACCACAACTTGCACCATAACCACGACTACTAACCATAATCTTGGTACGGGTATGAGGGTATTGGTAGTTTTTACCAGCGGCACAAACCCAACTGGGCCTTATGCAGTCACTGTCACTAGTGGAACTACATTCACAATCACGGTTCCTAGCAGCTCACAAACTGGAAACGTAACTGTATATCCAACCATTTTGATGGAAGTTGATATTACAAATAGCGTTCCTGTTAATGTGTTGATACCTGGTGAAGGTATTGTTGCTGATAATGGGATTTATTGCGGCGTTCCAACCAACATTGCTGCAACGGTGTTCTATGGCTAAGACACCAGCATGGCAACGCAAAGAAGGGAAGAATCCGAACGGCGGGCTAAACGCCAAGGGTCGTGCATCCGCCGCGAAGGAGGGGATGAATTTAAAGCCTCCCCAACCCGAGGGCGGATCAAGGAAGAAGTCTTTTTGCGCAAGAATGTCAGGAATGAAAGCCAAGTTGACATCGTCAAAGACGGCCAACGACCCAAACAGTCGGATTAACAAAAGCCTACGGGCTTGGCATTGTGCGGATGGATGTGCAATAAGAGGGCACACAAAAGGAAGGATGGTCTGACATGCCAAGCACCAGTAAGAAACAACACAATTTTATGGAAGCAATTGCCCATAACAAGGCGTTTGCAAAGAAGGTGGGGATCCCACAAAAAGTGGGACAGGATTTTAGCAACGCCGACAAAGGCAAAACTTTTAAAGAAGGTGGAAATATGGAAAAGCATGAAATGCACTCACATCACATGAAGATGGCGCATCATCACTTGAAAGAAGCGATGAAGCATGGCGGGCACGTCAAGAAGATGGCTTCTGGTGGCATGACCACTGGTATGCACGGTGATGACGAGAAAAAAGGCATGACCACTGCTAAGATGGGCAAAGTCAAAGAAGGCGGCAACAAGCGTTTTGGTGAGCACTCTGTTCAAGAGCGTGGGCATACCCGCGCATTGCAAGAGAAAATGAAGGGTAATACCATTGGTAATGGCCCCTTGGTTAATGTTAAAGGCCCAGCCATGAAACGTGGCGGCAAAACCCACCACAAGAAGTGAGATCAATATGAAACATCATCATCCAGAACACCACGAGCACGTTCATCCTGCGGGGCACGAGCATCCCCATGAGCACAAACACCATGTGCATCACATGAAGGAACACCATGATGGTGGCCATACGCACCATTCAGAGCACTACAAAGAGCACGCGGCTGGGCACAAGTTGCACCACCACGAGATCGAGCATTTGCACAAACATCAAAAACACGCCTAGGAGAACACTATGCCTATGATGCCAATGGCTAGACCAATGACACGCCCAGTGGGCGCTCGTATGCCTGTAGCTCCTATGATGGCTGCAGCTCGTCCCGGTGGTATGAAAAAAGGCGGCACTGCGCATCGCGCGAGTGAACGTGCTGACGGTTGTTGCGAAAAAGGACACACCAAAGGCAAGATCGTAATGTGTGGCGGCGGGATGTACAAAAAATGATGGCCAGTCGTGGCATGGGTGATATTAATCCATCCAAAATGCCAGGTAAAAAGACAATACATCGCAAGGATAATCCAAACGATGTATCAGTCTACAAAAAGGGCGGTGAAGTTTGGGATAAGCCTAGACCAAAAAGTTTAGGCAAACCCAAAAAACTAAGCCCCGCTAAAAAAGCCGCTGCTAAAGCTATGGCTAAAAAAGCAGGTCGGCCATACCCAAATCTTGTAGATAACATAAGAGCGGCCAAATAATGGTTCAAACATCTGGTGTAGCAGCGTTCAATTTACAGCTTCCCGAGTTGGTCGAGGAGGCTTTTGAGCGTTGTGGGGGTGAATCCCGCACTGGATACGATATCCGTACCGCCCGCCGTTCAATGAACTTATTGTTTGCGGACTGGGCTAATCGCGGCATCAACATGTGGACGTTTGAACAAGACGTTATCACATTGGCGCAGGGGCAACCTACGTACGTGATTCCAGACGATACAGTGGATTTGCTTGAACATGTTATCAGAACTCAGCAAAACCAACCCAGTAATCAAGCGGACTTGACCATTACGCGTATCAGTGTTTCTACTTACGCAACCATTCCCAACAAGTTGATACAAGGGCGCCCTATCCAGTTGTGGATTCAGCGTCTGACAGCCAACACACAGCCTACAGGCGTGACTGTTTTAAATGCTGTGGGTACAACAGATACCACGATTGCCGTCAGTACATTGGCAGGTTTGCCCAATGCTGGCTGGATTACGCTTGATAATGAACTGATTGGTTGGAATGAGCTACAACCCGCTGCTAACGGCAACCCAGCGTACCTATTAAATTGCACACGCGGACAAGGCAATACGATTGCGGCCACCCATAGCGCTGGAATTGCGGTACTTTTGACCCAGAAAAACAGCGTAACCGTGTGGCCTACACCTGACGGATCTACAACTTGGCAATTGGTCTACTGGCGTATGCGTAGAGTGCAAGATGCTGGGGGTGGAACCAACATTGCAGACGTGCCTTTTAGGTTTATACCTGCTTTGGTAGCAGGTTTGTCCTATTACATGGCATTAAAAGTGCCCGGAGCGCTTGAAAGACTGCAAGTTTTGAAGGCTCAGTACGATGAAGCGTGGGAATTGGCTGCGGCAGAGGATCATGAGAAGGCGGCGGTGCGTTTTGTACCCCGCAGAATGTACATTGGTGGGGGTTATTCGTAATGGGTAACCGATTTTCCTCTGGCAAGAACTCGATTGCCGAGTGTGATCGGTGTGGTTTCCAGTTTAAACTGACAGAACTCAAAAAAGAAATCATTAAAACCAAGGTTTATGATTTAAAAGTCTGTCCAGCTTGTTGGGATCCAGATCAGCCTCAGTTGCAATTGGGTATGTACCCAGTAGATGACCCTCAAGGGGTGCGCGATCCGCGCCCTGACACCACATATTACGCTTCTGGCACAACAGCCACAGGTAGTATTGGAGAAGGTAGCAGAGTTTTTCAGTGGGGTTGGAACCCCGTGGGTGGAGCTAGTAGTTTTGATGTCGCGTTGACTCAAAATGCCTTGATACCTACGGTACAAATTGGTACAGTTACGATAGTTACAACGTAGGAGTTTAAAATGAAAGATGACGATCTAAAACAAGACAAAAAGCTGATTAAAAAAGCTTTTTCTATGCACGACAAACAAGAGCACAAAGGCGGCAAAGGAACTAACTTGTCCAAGCTCAAAAAAGGCGGCCCCACAGGTAAAGACATGCGCGCGCAAGGCCGTAACATGGCGCGCGCTAGAAACCAAAGAGGTGGTTAAATGAAAAACTATCCAAGTGCAGTAGCAGCATTAAAGGCTGCCGAAAAACGCGGAGATAAAGAATTTAAAGTTAAATTCATGGATAAAAAAGAGTCTGCCAAAATGGCTAAAAACAATCGTCCTGCGTCTGAGTACGCAAAGCCCCACACAATGGAAGGCAAAGCTGTTGGCCCCAAAGATGCGGGCACAGAGCCAGAGTTCCAAAAGAAAAAGAACTGGGTACCACTCATGGGCGTATCCATCACGATGGATGACCGCGTTGAGACTGAAGGCATCAAGATTCGCGGTACAGGCGCAGCAACTAAAGGCGTGATGGCAAGAGGCCCGATGGCATGAACTACGCCCAGCTTAAGCAAAACATTCAGGACTACACGCAGAACTACGAAACTACTTTCGTAGCGGATATTCCTACGTTTGTTGAGCAAGCTGAGCAACGCATTTTTAACTCAGTACAGTTCCCATCATTGCGTAAAAATGTGGTAGGGTCAATTACGCCATACAATCAATATTTGGCGCTTCCTTCTGACTTTTTGGCTCCGTACTCATTGGCTATTTATGAAAATGCTTCAACAACAGCCACAGGTACTTCAGGCGCTTATACCATCACGGTTGGATCCAGCTCAAATATTATCCCGGGACAGATTGCTTCTGGGACAGGTATTGCACCGGGAGCCACTGTTGTTAACGTTAATGGACTTGTTATTACTTTAAATTTGCCCAATACAGGCACCGTCTCTGGCACAGTAACATTCCAAGGTAACTATTCATTTTTACTCAACAAAGACGTTAACTTTATTCGTGAAGTTTACAGCAACCCCATTGCTTACGGCACACCACAATACTACGCATTGTTCGGCCCAACAGTTACATCAGGTGTGGTAACAACCAATTTAACGGGCATTATGGGCCCAACACCGGATACCAATTACTATTCCGAGCTCCATTATTACTACTACCCCGTGTCCATTTCACAAACAGCAGATGGCACAAGTTGGCTCGGAAATAATTTTGATACCGTACTTTTGTATGGTTCTTTGGTTGAGGCTTACACATTCATGAAGGGTGAGACCGACATGATGACGCTGTATAACCAAAAGTACGTCGAAGCACTTGCTTTGGCCAAACGTCTTGGAGATGGTATGGAACGTCAAGATGCGTACCGTACGCCTCAATTTAGAGAGGCGGTTACATGAGCATAGTCCAAACGGCTACGACCAGCTTTAAAGTCCAGCTCGCGCAGGGCGTGCATAACTTTGGGCCAACCAGCCCCAATACGTTTTATATTGCGTTGTTTACGTCATTGGCCACAATTAATGCGTCCACAACACAGTATTCCAGTCAACTTGTTGGGGAAATTACAGGAACAGGGTACACGGCAGGCGGTATTCCATTGACTATTGTGCAAGCGCCTACATCAGGTTCTACAGGCGGTACGGTGGCCTATTGGTCGTTTGACAACGCGGTATGGAATCCAGCGGCCTTTACAGCTCGGGGCGCCCTGATTTACAATCAAAGTCAAAGCAATGCTTCTGTAGCTATTCTTGATTTTGGTGCAGACAAGACTTGCGCTACTTCATTCACTATTCAATTCCCCGCTGTTAACAGCACCAACGCAATACTGAGGATAGCATGATCATCACGACTACCAAAGGTGATATGGACGAGTCTCTTCTTGAAAAGAAAGAAGGTTCTGTCGACAACGAAAACGAGTACACAACATGGGATGAGTATTGGTTAGATGGAGAGCTTGTACATCGTTCAGTTCACGTTACTTTAAAAAAATCCCCTTTTTCAGATTTATTTGCTGCCTCTTTAGGCTAAAGGAAATATCATGGCCAATACCCAATCAATGTGTACTTCTTTCTTGGGCGAGTTGTTAAGCGCAACGCACAACTTTAGCTCTGCTAATCCTGCTCACACAGCTAGTACTGCTGATACATTCAAGGCGGCTTTGTATGTTACGACTGCGACCATCAATGCAGCTACAACAGCATACTCAGCAACCAATGAAGTGTCTGGTACAGGTTATACGGCGGGTGGCATCACAGTAACAAATGCAACCAATCCATCTTCTACAAACAGTTCTTCAACGGCTGGTGTAGGTTATTGGACTCCGTCAGGCAATTTGGTTTATTCATCTGTTACGTTGGCAACAGCGTTTGATACTGTTTTGATTTACAACTCAACACAAGCAAACAAAGCTGTATCAGTTCACACATTTGGTTCACAGACCATCACGGCTGGTACATTTACTTTGACCATGCCTTCAAATACCACGACAACTGCTTTATTGCGTTTGTCAACCACCTAATAGGTGAGTTATGGCTGGGTGGGGCAGTAATAACTGGGGTGATGGCCCGTGGGGGCAGGGATTAACGTCACTTACAGGAAATGCTGCTTCAGGTAATGTAGGAACTCAAACGCCTAGCATTACGATTGCCTTAACAGGTGTTGGAGCATCAGGTTTAGTTGGAAATGTTAGCGAAGCCGATACTGGTAATATAAGCGGTGTCGTTGCTTCAGGTACTGTCGGGTCTGTATCTGGTAATGTTACGGTTTCTCTAACCGGGGTAGGTGCATCAGGGTCAGTTCAAGCGCCCACAGTCAATATCACGATAGCCCTATCTGGTGTAGGAGCAAGTGGTAGCGTAGGGTCAGTACTAATAAGCAATGCAGTGGCGTTGTCTGGTGTTCTAGCAAGTGGGTTTACAGGTACTGTATCGGGCGGTAAATCATTTAGCATTACAGGCGTCAATGCCTTTGGTGCTGTTGGTACGCTAACTGATAGTGAAACGGATGGTGTTTCTGGGGACGGCGCAACAGGTTCTGTTGGTACGGTTGGAGCTAATCTAACACTTGCAATCACAGGTGTTGGCGCATCTGGTGCAGTCGGGTCAGTTAGTGCAAACCCTAGTCAAGCACTTTCTGGTGTTGATGGATTTGGTGCGGTAGGCGTTTTATCAGTCCCGTTAGGTTCTGTTGTAGCCACAGGCGATGTTGGGGCGGTTGGCGCTAATATCACTTTGGCTTTGACAGGGGTTGGGTCAACTGGCGCGGTTGGAAGGGTGTCAGTAACCGGTAGAGGAGCTACACTTACGGGAGTAGCCGCGGTTGGGCAAATTGGAACATTGACAGCAATTTATTGGAGTTTAATTGATGACAGCCAGACTGCTTCGTGGCAAAATATAGCTGACGCTCAAACACCGGGCTGGTCAACAATTGATGATACTGAATCAGCAAATTGGACGTTGATACCTACAGAATGAGGAACAAATGACAATTACACCAACAACATTATTAGCTTTACCAATCATTACAACGGGTACTGAGTCAGGTCTTTGGGGGGATGAAGTAAACAACGGCTTAACACAATATCTTGATGTTTCTATTGCAGGCACACAAACCATTAGCGGTAGCCAAACAGCCGTTACATTATCTTTAACTGCCGGAACAAGCAGCGTAACTAATCTTGCACAAGCTGGCGCTGGGGCTACTGGATCGGCGCAGTATCAAATCATTAATTGTACTGGTAACCCCGCAAGTCTTTTAACAATTACTGTACCCGCATCAAGCAAAACTTACATTATCATCAACGCTACAACGACTAGCCAGTCTGTAAAAATTGTAGGAGCAGGGCCAACATCAGGCGTTACCGTAGCTAGTGGGCAAAGAGCTTTGGTTGCATGGAACGGTTCTGATTTTGTCCAAGTAGGCGCATCGGCTGGTGGATCAACCACGCAAGTTCAATTTAATAGTTCTGGCGCATTGGCAGGGTCATCATCTCTTACATGGGATGGTACATCTTTATCCGCTAGTAATTTTGTAGCCACCGCCACTACTTCTGGATCTTCAAATAAAGGTGCTTATTCTTACGGAACGCTGGGTTATTCAGATGTAAACCACATCTTGACAATGCAGGCTAGCCAAAATAATTATATCCAAATGGAGATCCAGAACACCAGCAGTGGTGCGTCAGCTTCTGCCGACGTGGTAGTAGGAAATAGCAATACGACCGCCAGTACATATTACGGTGACTTTGGTATGAACTCATCTGGGTTCAGCGGTACTGGAGCTTTGGGCGCCGCAAACAATGTTTATTTAACATCAACGACTGCGGATTTGGCAATAGGTACAACCACATCAAACCCAATTCACTTTGTAATTGGTGGTAGCGCTACAGATGCGATGACAATCAATACGTCAGGCGCTATTGCTGTTAATGGTTCTTACGGTACGGCTGGTTATTATTTACAAACGAATGGTTCAGGTAGTGCGCCCACATGGACAGCAGTTAATTCTGCAAGTTCAACCTACACACGCACTAGCTTTACAGCCACAGCATCCCAAACCACATTTACTGTTACCTATACTGTTGGTTATGTAGCCGTTTATTTAAATGGTGTGCTTTTAAATGGCGCTGATTACACGGCCACTAACGGAACTTCTATTGTTCTAGCCGTTGGCGCTAACTCTGGTGATATTGTTGAAACAATTGCATACTCCATTAACGCAGTTGGTACAATCAACGCAAGCAATATTACTGGTATATTGGCAATAGCAAATGGTGGAACAGGCGCAACGACATTGTCAGGAGCCAATATTCCTACAACAAATGCATCCAATACATTTACAGCAACACAAATATTTAACGGTTCTTCAAGCACCTTTGCTACAACCCTATTAGATGCCAATGAAACTGTTAATGTGGTGGCAGCGGCTCCATCGGCGACAACCAACTTTTACATCCAATCGGGTGGTGTTCAGTATTACACATCCAATGCCGCAAACAATTGGACATTAAATATTGCGTTTTCTAGTGGCACATCATTAAACACAGCATTGTCAACAGGACAGTCTGTGACTTTTACTTTGATTACAACTCAAGGTTCTACTGCTTACTACAATAACGCAGTTACGATTGACGGCACATCAGTAACACCTAAATGGATTGGTGGTGCGCCTACTGCTGGTAATGCTAGTGGACTTGATGTTTATAGATTTGCCGTGGTAAAGACTGCAAGTGCAACTTATACGGTTTTAGCATCATTAACTCAATATAAATAATCATGCCTTTACAACAAACTTCAGGTAATGTTACGCAAGATGCGTATGGTGGTGGTGCTGCATCTTTGCCTGTTTATGTAGAAAATGTATTTAGCACTTATTTGTATACAGGAAATGCAACTACCTCTTCTATTTCTACAAAAAATATTGTAAATAATTTAAATATATTAACAAATGGTGGATTGGTTTGGATTAAAGATAGAAGTGGTGCAAATAATAATTTTTTATTTGATACTGCAAGAGGAAGTACTCAAAGTTTAAGAAGTAATCAAACAAATGGAAATACAGTTCTCCCATCTTCAAGCGCAAGTATGGCATTCAACACAAACGGGTTTACTGTTGGTGATTCCACACCTTTTGGGGCATTAAACGCTTTTCCAGACACTTATGTTTCATGGTCTTTTGTAAAACAACCTAAGTTTTTTGATATTGTTACTTATACAGGAACAGGTTCAGCGCATACGATTGCTCATAATTTGGGTGTAGCACCTGGTTGTATTATTGTTAAACGTACGGATACAACAGGAAATTGGCAGGTTTACCATAGTGGATTAACATCTGCTGCTTATTCTATTCAACTTAATTTATCAAATGCACAAGCATCTGCTACAACTGTTTGGAATAGCACAGCACCCACATCAACTGTATTTAGCGTAGGAACTGATGCAACAGTAAATGCTTCTGGTGGAACTTATGTCGCTTACATCTACGCATCCAACGCAGGAGGTTTTGGATTAACTGGTACGGATAATGTGATTAGTTGTGGGTCGTTTACAACCAATAGTAGTGGTGCGGTAACAGTAAGTCTTGGATATGAACCTCAATTTGTAATTATCAAAGCATATAGCAATGCTGATGATTGGTATACAGTTGATAATATGCGTGGTTGGTCACAAACTCAATTTAATAGTTTGAATCCTGATAACACAACTATAGAACAAGCATATAGTCCCGGCATTTACCCAACTGCAACTGGTTTTCAATCAATAACTGGTGGCTCGGCATTAACTCCTAGTTGGTCTTACATCTACATAGCCATACGCAGAGGCCCTATGGCAGTTCCTACTACTGGGACTAGTGTGTTTAGCCCAGTTGCTCAAACAAGTGCAGGAACAGTAACAACAAATTTTCCTGTTGATTTATCAATTAGTAATAGAAGGGTTGGATCTTCTGCAAATTCACAAGTTATTGATAGATTGAGAGGAAGTAGTACAACAAGTAGTGCAACTTTAAAAACAACTGCTACAGATGCTGAAACAATCAATACAGTTGGTTTAGGTTTTGATAGCAATACAGGATATATTGATAATTTTTGGTCACCATCTAATAGTATTGTTTATTGGAATTTTGAACGTGCACCATCATTTTTTGATGTAGTTTGTTATACAGGAACTGGAAGCGCCACAACGATAAATCATAATTTGGGTGTTGTTCCACAAATGATTATTGTTAAAGGTAGAAGTACTGCAACAAATTGGAACACTTACAATGCTACTTTAGGTAATACAGGATATATTAGAATAGATAGCAACGCTGCATCAGGGACTTCAACTGCTTTTTGGAATAGCACAACACCAACTTCAAGTGTTTTTTCATTGGGGGCAGCTGGTGGTGTAAATGGTTCTGGTACTACTTATGTAGCCTATTTATTTGCAACTTGCCCTGGTGTTTCTTATGTAGGTTCATACACAGGAAATGGTACTACTCAAGCCATAGCTTGTGGATTTACAGGTGGTGCAAGATTTGTTTTGATTAAGCGTACTGATTCAACAGGTGATTGGTATGTTTATGACACAGCACGCGGAATGACATCGGTAACAGACCCATATTTGTTATTAGATTCAACAGCCGCAGAAACAGCAACTTTAGGCTCTGTAACAAGCACTACTGGTGGTTTTACAGTAAATGCCGCCATATTAGCCGCAATCAACACAAGCTCAGCAACTTACATTTTCCTCGCAATTGCATAAGGATAAATCATGGAAATTAGAACACAAAATGGTCAAGTAATGTTTGAATCAGAATTCAGACAACACATCAAACAAAACGGTGGGGGTACATGGGACATCACAACGCCTGAAATTATTGCTGAACTTGGTGCAAATGTAGTATTTGAAGGCCCACAAGCCCAACCCACACGCTACCAAACCGCATTTAGAGACGGCGTTCAAGAGATTGACGGGCAATGGTATACAAAATATTCTGTTGCTGACTTAGATGCTGATGCTATAACTGCGAAAGACGCAGAACAAGCCAAGTCTGTTCGTCAACAAAGGGATGACAAGCTCAAAGCAACAGATTGGACGCAAGTATCTGATGCACCTGTTGACAAAACAGTATGGGCAACATACAGACAAGCACTGCGTGATTTGACCAAAGAACAAGGTTTTCCTTGGGAAATAACTTGGCCTACTGAACCAAAAGGAGTTTAACAATGACAATCCCTCGTAATCTTGGCACATTTGCCGATAATTTAAATTCATCAGGTCAAGCATCATTGACGACTGGTGTGAGTGGTACTTTGCCAGTGGCAAACGGTGGTACAGGTAGCACTTCTACTACGTTTGTTAATCTTGCAAGTAACGTAACAGGCACTTTACCCATAGCTAACGGTGGAACGGGAAGCACGTCTACTACATTTGTAAGCCTAACTACAAACGTTTCTGGCACTCTACCGATTGCAAACGGCGGAACAAACTCCACTGCTACTGCAACTGCGGGTGGTGTTGGATATGGAACAGGCACTGCTCATGCGTATACAGCCGTAGGAACTTCAGGTCAAGTATTAACAAGTGCAGGCGCAGGGACGCCAACATGGTCTACACCTAGCGCTGGTGCTATTACATTAATTAGCACGTTGACTGCATCTGGTTCGGCTTCTTTATCGTGGACAGGATTAAGTGGCTACGATAAGTATTATTTGGTATTTGAGAATTTGCTTCCTGTCACAGGAAGTGGTTATTTGGCAATGCGGCTTGGTACTGGCGCTGGGCCAACTTACGCAACAAGCGGTTATTATGCCGCAGGTACATTGTCTTTTAGTGATACTGCCACAGTTACTGGAAATGTTAGGCAGGCAAACACTGCTTATGCGGCAATAGCAAGCAATTATGGAAATATTAGCGCTTCGGGTGAAGGTGCCAGTGGTTTTATAAATATTTTTAATTTTTCATCTGCTACCACAAATAGCGCATACTTCAATTCTATGACGGGGGCTTTAACCAATACTCCAAATTATTCAGCAGAATTTATTGCTGGGTTTTTAACAGGAAACTCAACTGCAAAAACAGCTATACAAATTTATTTTACTTCCGGAAATATAGCATCAGGTAAAGTTTCTCTTTATGGAATTTCATCTTAAGGATTTATAATGTTATTAAACGAAAAAATTAAAGCGTATTTAGCAGTCAATAACATTATTTATAATGTTGGTGATTATGAAACTGGCGAGACTGAGGGCAATCCTGAAGAAATCTTAGTTTGGAATGAAGCCAATCTTGGCGCTCGTCCTACGCAAGAACAATTGGATTCTGCTTACACAACACAACAAGCAAACATCACTGCGGCACAAAATGCGGCAACAGCAACAAAAGCATCAGCACTTGCAAAGTTAACTGCGCTTGGTTTAACTGTTGACGAGATCAAAGCTATAACTGGAGCATAAGATGGCAACTAAGTTCATTCAAAAAGCTATCAAACACCCCGGAGCTTTGCGTAAAGAATTGGGCGTTAAAGAAGGCAAAACGATTCCTGCAAAGAAGCTAGCCGCCGCTGCAAAAAAACCCGGGAAACTGGGGCAGCGTGCGCGGTTGGCCGAAACGCTCAAGGGCTTTAAGAAATGAGCGATACTGAAAAAGACTTAGCCGTCCACGTTGCCGTATGTGACCAACGCTATCAGCAGATTTCCCAATCCTTAAAAGAAGGGGAGAGGCGCATGACTAAGATCGAGTATTTGATCTATGCGGTGATGGCAATGGTCATGTTTGGCCCCGGTGTAGCGGCAACGTTTTTTCACAAAGTCTTTGGAATCTAATGGATCCGATCACCATCTTTGCGGCGTGTAAAGCGGCTCATGCAGGGATTCGTGAGTGCATTGATCTCTACCAAGATTTCAAGAAAGACGGCAAAGAGGTTGGTGATATTGTCAACGATATTGGCAGTCACCTTGGTGCGTTCTTTACCCATCAAGAGTCGTTCAAGGAGGCTGAGAAAGAAGCCAAGAAGAACCCTCTACCCAAGAACATCAGCATCAATGAAGAGGCAATGAACAGAATTCTGCGCCAACAACAGATTGAACAGATGGAGACTGAACTTCGTGAGATGATTATTTATCAGGTTGGGATGCCGGGTCTGTGGTCAAAATTCACAGAAATGCGAGAAGTTGTCCGAAAAGAGCGCGAAAAAGTCGAGCGTGAACAAAAAAAGCCCGTGAAGACGCCGATAGAAAAAGGCGTCAATTCATTGCAAAGTGGGAGCTTCGGGGCGCGATTTGTGCAGGAATCATTGCGTGGCTCTTGGTCTTTGGCTCGCTTATGTACGGTATCCATCTAGATTACCAAAAGTCGAAAGGACAATAAATGGATTGGCTTAAATCAATTGCACCTACGATAGCTACAGCGCTCGGTGGCCCCCTTGCAGGCATGGCTGTTGAGGCCGTTTCCAAAGCCATAGGGGTTGACCCTAGTGAAGTTCAAAATGTTATCAGTTCAGGCAAGATGACCGCTGACCAGATTGCCTCGCTCCAAACCGCTGAGATTGCCTTAAAAGCTCGGGCGCAAGAGATGGGGCTTGACTTTGAAAAGCTGGCCGTTGCAGACCGAGCAAGCGCTCGTCAAATGCAGATGACCACAGGCAGTTTTATACCCCCTGCCTTGTCCATTATGATTGTGCTGGCTTGGGCGGCGGTGCAGTTTTTCTTGTTGACCCATGTGATTGAGCCGACCATGCGCGAGCTAATTGCCCGTGTACTGGGTACGCTTGATGGGGCTTTAATGTTAGTTCTTTCGTTTTACTTTGGCTCATCCAGTGGTTCACAAGCCAAGGACACAATGATCCACAACTCGACACCCACAAAATGACTACACTACTCAGCCCCCATTTTTCGCTTGAAGAGCTTACAATTACAGACCACAGGGAGTTTTCAAATGAACCTAATGAATCTGAAAGACAAAATCTTGTCCGGCTCGCAAACTTTTTGGAACAAGTTAAGTTCGTATTGGGCGGCGTTCCGATCATGGTTAATTCGGCCTATCGATCCGCCCAAGTGAATCAGGCGGTTGGTTCAAAAGACTCGAGCCAGCATCGAGTGGGGTGCGCGGCTGACCTCCGAGTCCCCGGCATGACCCCAGACCAAGTGGTGCAAGCCATCATCGGGTCACAGTTAGAATTTGATCAAGTTATTCGGGAGTTCGACCGCTGGACGCATATTTCTGTGCCAAACCACGAAGGCGAAAAGCCTAGACGCCAAGCGCTTATCATTGATAAAATGGGCACAAGGAAGTACGCCTAATGCCTTTATTTAAACCCACGTTCAGACCCGGAGTCAACCGCGAGAACACCCGTTATAAGAACGAAGGTGGGTGGTACGAGTCCGACAAAGTAAGGTTTCGCCAAGGCAGTCCCGAGAAGATTGGCGGCTGGACACAATATTCAACAAGCAAATTTTTAGGTGTTTGTCGTTCACTTTGGAATTGGATTACTTTAGCTTCTCAAAATATTGTAGGTGTTGGCACTAGTTTAAAATACTATTTAACCATAGGTGATATTTATTACGATATCACCCCTATCAGACTTACGCAAACACTTACAAATCCGTTTACAGCTTCGGCAGGTTTAGCAACAATTACAGTATCAGCTACCGCACACGGGGCTATTATTAATGATTTTGTAACGTTTAGTGGCGCTACAGGGCTTGGTGGTAATATCACAGCCGCAGTACTAAACCAACAGTACCAAGTTACAAGCGTACCTAACGCAAATTCTTTTACTTTTGTTGCAACAGCTACTGCCAATTCAACAGATGCGGCCGGGTCTCCGGGTGGTGGTACGGTTACAGCAGCATACCAAGTAAATACTGGCCCCTCTGTTCAAACGCCATTTACAGGTTGGGGCGCTGGTAATTGGGGTTATGGTAATTGGGGTAATGGGCAAGTTGTTAAAAACAATCTTCAAATTTGGAATGCCTATAACTTTGGACAAAATTTGCTATTTGGGCCTGCTGGCGGCGGTATTTATTATTGGGCTGCGCCTACGTTAACTAATCCGGGAGTTTTGCTTAGTAGTACGGGTGGGACAGTTACTATTACTATTGCGTCTCCTGCGGTAGTTACCTCATCGGTTAATTTGCCCAATAACAGTTCTATTCAACTGGGCACAACTGGCGCGCTGCCAACTGGCTTAGCAACGAATACCACATATTATGTTGTCAATGTTTCAGGCACTACGTTTAATCTTGCCGCCACAGCCAATGGCGCGCCAATAAATACAAGCGGGTCACAGTCTGGCGTGCAATCTATTTCTGATTTAGTGGACGTACCCTTGTTTCAAAACTACTTGCAAGTCTCAGATGCGTCTAACTTTGTTCTTGTTTTTGGTACAAACGCGTTGGGTACAACAACTATAGATCCCATGCTCATTAGATGGTCGGATCAACAAAATCCTTTGGTATGGTATCCCGATATTACCAACCAAGCAGGTGATGTGCGCCTGTCTCACGGGTCTAAAATTGTAACGGCAATTCAAACTCGCCAAGAGATATTTGTAATGACAGATCAGGCGGTTTATTCGCTTCAATACCTTGGGCCACCCTATGTTTGGGGAGTGCAATTGCTCAGTGAAAACATATCTATTATTGGCCCCAACGCCGCCGTGCTTGCGTCTGGCATTGTATATTGGATGGGCATAGATAAGTTTTATATGTATAGCGGCGGTGCGGTAGCTACATTGAATTGCGATCTACGACGCTATGTATTTCAAAATATTAATTATTACCAAAACGAGCAAGTGTATTGCTCAACTGTAGAAGGTTTTAATGAAGTTTGGTGGTTCTATGTGTCAGGAACAGGCACACAAGTTAACAGTTATGTTGTGTATAACTACCTCGAAAAAACATGGTGCTATGGCACAATGGGTCGCACAGCTTGGTTGGACACAACGCTTCAGTCTAATCCTATTGCGGCCACTTATAACGGGTATTTGTGCAATCAAGAAAGTGGTCTTGATGATAATGAGACTGGAACCCCTGCCCCAATAGACGCCTACATCTCTTCTTCTGAGTTTGATATTTCAGACCCAACAGGAGATCATTTTGCTTTTATTACCAAAGTTTTGCCTGACTTGACGTTTGAAAATTCAACGGCCACCAATCCCGTTACCACAATGACAATTCAGTCTTTGACCAACTCAGGGTCTGGCGTTACGCAGGCCGTGCCCAATTCGGTATATAGCGTCAACATTAACGGCAACCCTGAGACATTTACGGGGTATGTGTACACCCGAATCAGAGGACGCCAATTTATATTTAAGATGGAGTCCAATCAACTGGGTACATCGTGGCAATTGGGCGCTCCGAGGTTTGACGCCAGAGCAGATGGGCGCAGATAATGGCAATTAAACCCATCAACCCAACACCGCCAAATCTTCCGTTGGCTCCTTTACAGTACGACCAAGCCATTTCAAATCAATTGGCCAACGTTTTGCGTTTGTATTTTAATCAAACAAATGATGTTTTAAATACACTGGTTGCCGCGTTCATCACCAACACATCCATAACCACAGTAGCTAAACTGCCTACAGCTTCTATGGCAAATGCTGGAAGTAGGACTTTTGTATCAGACGCAACAGTTACAACATTTGGCACTACGGTGGTTGGCGGCGGATCAAATACTGTGCCAATCTACTCCACCGGCACTAGCTGGAACATTGGTTAAATGGTAAACTTCAACTTATTCATGGAGCAAACATGAGCTTCTTAGCAGACCCCATAGGCAACATATCCGGCGCTATCCACGATGTGGGTAAAAGTACCATTGGCAAAATGGCCGAAACGGCGGCGCTTGCATATTTTCTTGGCCCTGCTGGCGCTGGATTGTTGGGTAGCACAGCCGCTTTGGGTGTGGGCGGTGGGCTTACGACCTTGCTAAATGGCGGCAATCTGCAAGATTCCCTTAAAAGTGGTTTGTTAAGTGCAGGCATTGGCTCATTAACTGGCGTTGGTGATACCATTGGCGCTACGGCAATTCCGGGCGGAGCGCCCGTTGGAGAGGGTGCATTTACTCCCGTAGAAGCCCCTCTTCCACAATCCGCGGGTATTGGCGCTGGTGAAGAAATAATACCTAATACACCGCAGACGCCGCCCGTAAATAGTGCGCCTCCCGTACCCGAAGCAGTAAGTCAGCAAGTATCTAACCTATCAAAAACTCCCCTCACTGATCCAAATGCGGGCAGAGCTTTCTATGACCAACTTGGCCCTGATGGTAAACCTCTCAGCGTAACCAAGAGCCTATTGCAAAGCTACGGCAATGCAGGCTTACCCACACAACTTGGAATTGCGGCACTGGCCGCCGCAGGGTTGAAAGCCGCTACTGCCCCACAAAAACTCAATGCCCCCAATATGCCAGACACAAGGTATGTTAAATACTACAACTACGCGCCAATGGGCGGTTACAGTTACCAAGGTCAAACCCCTGCTTTGAAAGCCGCCACAGGCGGTATTGTGGCTTTGGCTCAAGGCGGTGGTGTGCACCACTACGATGATGGCGGTAATGTTAATACAACTTATACGCCTGAACAAATAAACAGCTATATTGCGCAAAATAATTTATCTGGTGCGGCTTTAACAGCCGCTGAACAGCAGTTTGGCGTTTCCCCTGCACAAGTCAATTACGCACAAAGTCTAGCTCAAGGGAACACAGCCACACCGGGCTTATATGTTAATGGAAGCAATGCCGCAGACACTGCTCAAGGCATTGCCCCACCTTCAGGCGCACCAGCCCCCGCATATAACACTTATACGCCCAACCAAATTGCGCAATACATTCAAACAAGTGGTATTAATTTAAATGATCCTGCCGCTATTGCTGCGGCTGAAAAACAATCTAATATTGATCCTGCGGCATATAACGCGTTTTTTACTTCCAGTGCAAATCCATTTTCAGCAGACTATTTAAATAACCCCGCAAATGCAACTGCTGCAAATGTAAGTAATTTTGACAAGCAGTTGGGCACTGCTGGCGCAAATATGGACATCAACAACGCAGTAATGACTGCGTACAAAAATACAGGCGCTACTGAAAATATTGCGGGCAATATAACAGGCAATACTCAGATTGCTAAAGAGATGGATACGTGGAGCGTACCACCTGCACAAATGGCAAAAACTCTTGGTTCGTCTGAAGCAACAATTCAAGCGCTCTACAATCAAGTTAACCCCACCGGTAAATATTCAACTGTACCAAAAACGCCCACCCCCACCCCCACTCCTAGTCCAACCACAATTTCCGGTTTAGGCACAACCACTACACAAAACGGCACAGTACTAAACACATACACACCACCCGGATCAACAACACCAATCACGCTCAACCCAGTTAACCGCACAACCCAGAATGTGAGCACCCCAACTGATATTGCTACTGCGCCTGCTGGTGCTCTGCCTTCAGGTGTTAGCGGTAACAATGCGGCGGTTAATCCCAATGGAACGATTAGCCAAAACCCTAACTTGCCCAATAGACCCGCAGGTGGTTATACCTCTGTACAACAAATGGTGGACGCTGTTACCGCAGGTGGGGGTAGTACGGGTTTTGTACCCAACCAACCTAAAACATTGACAGAGTTTAACGCGCAAAATAACAAGTTGACGGGTCAATCTAAAGCCAACTATGATTATCTGATGGGTTTAAGTAGCGTAAATCCCGCCTTAAACCCCGTAACACCCACAGGCGAGATATCCAAACCATACCAAAGTTCGGTGATGGGTATGCCAATGAGTGAGGTATACAACGTATCTCAACCGTTGATATACGACCAAGCATCGCACACATACAAAGCCAATCCAAAGTACGATGCCGCTTTCAGTGCAACCAAAGATTATTTGGGAACGCCACAAACAGGCTTAACAAATCAAAAAGCCATTGATGCGTTGGGGTATGCGCTTATACCCAACAGTCAAATTTACGGAAAGAAAAACCCTGATGGTACATATACAGGCTTAGACGGCATAAATTATGATGCAGACGGCAAAGCAATTGCTAGTACCGACACCACAAGCACCAATTCTGGGGCGGCTAAAGAAGGTGGTTTAATGGGTCTTGCCGCAGGTGGTATGTCCGTTGGCCATTTAGGAGGGTATTCAGATGGTGGTCGTCTATTGCGAGGCCCAGGCGATGGCGTGTCGGATTCGATACCTGCTACTATTGGTAGCACTGATCCTGAGCCTGCTCGGCTTGCTGACGGTGAGTTTGTGGTTCCTGCTCGGATCGTCTCCGAACTTGGCAATGGCTCTACTGAGGCTGGTGCAAGACAGCTTTACAAAATGATGGATCGCATTCAAAAAGCCCGATCAAAAACAGTTGGTAAAGATCGCGTGGCGGCCAATACCAACGCACACCAATATTTACCTGCATAAGGAACGGTCATGGCAGATACCACAACACCAACAAGTATAACGCAGTACCAAACAGGCTTTGCGCCTGAACTTGCTCCGTATGGTCAAGCAATGCTTGGACAAGCCGCGGCATTAACCAATGTAAACACAAACCCTTACCAACAGTATCAAGGCGAGACGACTGCGCAATTTAGTCCGTTACAACAGCAAGCGTTCAATAACGCGGCTACGATGCAGACTAATCCCGCTTTGGGGCAAGCCACTGCCGCCTCGCAAGCCGCTACGCTTGGGGGGCTTAACACCCAGTACACATACAACCCGTACCAGACGCAGAGTTTTACAAGTCCGGGAATGGCTCAAAGCTACATGAACCCGTATTTGCAAGCATCCCTTGCACCGCAGTTGGCAATTCAACAACAGCAACAAGGCGCGGCACAACAAACTCAAAATGCACAAGCCGCCCAAGCCGGGGCTTTTGGCGGTTCACGCGCTGGTGTACAGGCGGCGGCTACGGGCCTAAGTAATCAACTTGCCAATCAAAATTTAATTGGCCAAGGCTACAACACCGCCTATAACCAAGGCGCACAACAGTTCAATACCGAACAAGGGGCGGGCCAACAAGCGGCTAACCTCAATGCTCAACAAGGCCAGTTTGGTGCTAATCTTGGACTGCAAGGCTTAAATACAGCGCTTCAGGGAGCTAATACAACTGGCACGCTGGCCAATAATCAGTACAATCAAAACATGGGGATCAATGCCTTGCAAGCTCAGTACGGTGGCGTACAACAACAGCAGATGCAAAACATTGATAATACCGCACAGCAGAATTTTCTTAACGCTCAGAACTATCCATACCAGCAGTTGAACTTCATGTCCAACTTGGTTCGTGGTTTACCAATGACTCAGCAATCTGCATCTGTGTATCAAGCACCTCCAAGTACGTTGTCTCAAGTGGCAGGCGCGGGTTTGACTGCCGCAGCTTTGTTAAAAGCCAAAGGCGGGGCAATTAAAAAATCAAATGGCCTGATGGACTTGGCACTAAAAAAAATGGAGCCTGAGAATGTTTAATGTTCCTCAAATCCAAGCCCGCTTAAAGGGCATGAATCAGCAACAGCTTTTTCAAGAAGGCCAAGCCAATCAGAATGACGCTTTAATGTTTTCGTTGGTCAACAATGAGAATATGAACCGCCAAAAAGCCAAACAAGCAATGATGGCACAACAAGCAGGCCAGCAGCAGCCACCTGTCAAACAACAAGATTTGATGGCAATGGCTCCTACTCCTGCGCCTAACATGGGCGCTGGTATCCCTTTGCAAGGTGCTGGTTCTCCGCAACAAATGGGGCAGAACCAACTGCCTGAAGAACAAGGTATTGGCGCCTTGCCTGCACCAAATTTAACCAAACTGGCGGGTGGCGGTATTACTGGGTATGCGGACGAGGGTCTGGTTAATAAAGATCCTAAACAAGTGTTTGCTCAGCAATACCAAGGACTTGCTACGCAAGTTGCGCAACAATTGGGTGTTAGTCCCGGCGTTGTTATTGCGCACTGGGGTCAAGAATCTGCATGGGGTAAAAAACCTGTTGGCCAGTACAACTTTGGAAACATCAAAGACTTTTCAGGCAAAGGCACTAAAGCGTTTGATAAATCTGAAAAAAGCACATCTGCTTATCGTAACTACGATGATCCACAGGATTTTGCCAATGACTATGTGGATCAAATTAAACGGAATTTTCCAAAAGCTGTTGGCGCGGGTTCGGACATTCGTGCTTTTTCATCGGGCCTACAAAACGGAAGACTCGGACAGTACGCATCTGATGCTAACTACGGCAAACACTTGACAAGTACGTTTAATAGCATCCTGCCCTTTAGCCCTGCACAAGCGGAAACAGTACCCGGTGCACAACCAAAAGCAACCGCACCTGTTTCTTCAGCATCCATGATACCCGGACAAAGTGTGAAAGCTCCGGCATATGTGGCGCCACAAAAAGGTTTCTTTGGAAACATGGCGGACAAAATGGGTATTTCTGAAGATACCCAAATGAATCTTGGCAATTTAGCCAATGCGGCGGCGGGTGCTACGGGCGCTACTTTTATTCCAAGTTATTTGCCTAGAGTAGGGTTAGGTCTTGCCGGATTGGGTGAAAAAATATACAGCAAGTTTGCGCCTGAAGCAGGTGCAGTTGGTCAAAAAGGTATAGCTGAATTACAAGCGGCAAACAAAGCGGCGCAAGTAGAAAAAGGTGTGCAAGGCGCACAAGAGGCGGGCTCAACGCTAGAAGAACAAGATTACATCCGTAAAATGATGGAAGCTAATCAGCAAGCACAATTACCCAGCAAGGCGCTTGAACTTCAAAACGCATCTACTGTAAGACAGGCTACTGAAGCCGCGCGTATGCTTGAAGGTGCTAATGCCGCTAGAGCCACCGCCGCTGGAACAGCAGGGGTTGCTGATCTTTCAAATGCAATGGCGCAACCATCGACACCCACCACCGCACCCGTTGCTTCCACCACAACGCCAAACTACGATGCAATGACGGAAGAAGCCGACAGAGAGTTTGGGCCTAAACTACAAGGCACGCCTACAGTACCTTCTATAAGTGATATAACCAAAACAGTCACCAAGCCCGAAGGCGGTAGGGACTGGAACGATATGCTGTTGAATCTTGGCCTTGGGTTGATGGCAGGGCAGTCTCCATATGCTTTACAGAACCTTGGTACCGCCGGTTTGGGCGCTTTGAAAGCAGACCGCGAACAGAAAAATCAAGCCATGCAAGACGCGTATTTAAAAGCCAAAACATTGGAGACTATGAACGCCTCTGATCCTGAATGGCTTAAACAAATGGCTGAACTTAAACGTGAGAAATTTGATCCACTTTCTGCGTACAATCAGTACATTCTTTCTCATCAAAAGCTTGCAGCCACCCCTGGCGCAGAAGTTGGCGCATTAATGAATTACCCTGATTTTGTTAGGCAGTTTCCAATGGCCACTTCTGCTCCTCCCCAAGGCGCTAACTTACGGGCAAAATAATTATGGCTGAACAACAGTACGTCCAACTACCCGATAATTCATATTACCCTCTCAGCAAAGGGGAAAGTGCGGCGCAAGCGTATGCAGTGGCTATGCAAAAATACCCCGAAGCGTTTGCCACAAAAGCTGTTGAAGCTGAAAAACCAAAAGCAGACACTGGTCTTCTGTCTGAACTTGGCGCAGGGTTTAGGGGCGGTGCAGGGTCAGCATTGTCGGGTTTGGGCGAACTGACAGGGCTGGAAGGGCTACGCGCCTATGGTGAAAAGCAAAAAGCCAAAGCCGCTGAAACGCCCGAAGCTGAAGGTATTTTGGGCGATGTCGCTCGTGGTGCGGGTAGTATGGCTGGGCGGTTTGGGGCTCCGGTACTAGCAGGTATTGGGGCTACGGCCTTGTTGCCTGAAGCAATAGCATCCGCGCCTATCGTTGGTGCGTTAACCGCAGGGCGTCTTGCGGGAGCCGCAGGCTTTGCCGCGGTAGATGCGCCTACTAACATTGGTGAACATTTACAAGCTCAAAAAGCGGCGGGTCAAGAACCCAACATAGCCAAAGCCATTGCCGTGGGCGTTGGCCAGACTGCGCTTAATTTGTTGGGTGGTGAAGTCATTTCTAGCCCAATGCGGAGCATCTTGGGTAAGACCGCCGCAGAACAAGCATCCGCTTTTGTGCCTGATATTCTTGCAGGCAAGATGACTGCGGAAGAAGCATCCAAGCAAGTGGGCGGATTTTTACGTAACTTTCTCCAAGGCACAGCGCAGAACGCGGCTGTAGGTACAGGTTTGATGGCAGGCAGTGAGGCTATGACCCGTGCAGGGCTCGGCCAAGATGTGACTTCTCCTCAAGCCATTGAGCAGTATATGGGCGCAGGCAAGTCTGCATTGGAGATGGCGCCGTTATTTGGTGCATTCCACGCTTACGGCGCTCGGGGTCAAGCCAGAGGTATTTTGGGTCAAGCGGAAGAAGCTCGCCAAGTGGGCGAGTCACAGAAAGCTGCACAGGCAGCATCTCTTGAAGCACAAAGAGTAGCTGATGAAGAAGCAAAAGCCGAAGCCCATAGACAAACGCCTGCATACGCTATAGATATTGGTAAACAATACGATGAAGCGTTGGCTAAACGTGATGAAATGCTTGCGGGTTTGGTTAAGCCTGAGAAAAGTGCTGACCCTGCCACTAGAGCGCAGTATGTGGCTGACCTCCAAGCTGTTAGAGAACATACTAAAAACACGTTGATGCCTTTGGTTCCTGAGTACAACCGTACTCGGGCATTGCGCAAACAAGAATTAGACAAACAACAAGCCGAAGCAGAAGCGCAGAAACAAGCTGATGCGCTTAAAGAACAGCAACGTCAAGCGGCTATTGAACAGCAAGCGGCGGGTATGCCCCAAGATGCACAAACTCTTGCATACCACCAAGAAACTCAAGGCACATTGCCCGGCATCGAGCCTGCGCCGAAAGCACCTGCACCCCCTAAAGCAGGCCCAACACCTGCGGAACTGTACGCACACTTGCAGTACTTGCAACGTCTTAAAGATGACCATCAAGCACAAGAACGTGAGATTGGCGTTAGTGGGGATTTAGATGCTTTTGAAGAATTTTCCAAACAGACCAATGCCGTTAATAAAGCATACGCTGATACAGAGAAAGCATTGAAAGATGCGGGTGGTTTTAACGAAAACGAACCCCACCCCGCTCTTGCCGCACACGATGCTTACAATAAAGCGTACGACGAGTTCCATGCAAAGAGCAACATGGGCAGTGAAGAGGGCTACGACCGAGATAAAGCCCTGAAACTTTTGCCTAAAGTTAAGGCCGCAAAGGCGCATTTAGATGCAATCGTTGCCGAGCATGGCGAAGCGCCTGAAGCCGTACAACAACGCTTTGACTTTGGCCCTGAAGACAGAACGAACTACTTAGAGCCAAGAGCGGAATTTGCCGCACGCGTCTACAAGCCCGGTGCTCCTGAAGCAGAAGCCCAAGAGCAGGCTTTTATTGAAGAAGCTCGCCGTAGAGACGACGAAGAAAACGCACGCCTTGCCAAAGTTAATCCAGAAATTAGTGCCTTGGGCGCTATGGGGCTTAGGAAAAACCCTGAGTTACGTGCGGCAAATGAACTTGAGAATGCACGCATTCTTAAAGGTATGCCCGAAAGACAAGCCAAATTGGCGGGGGCAGAACAACAAGATTTGTTTGGCACAGGTAATGTTTTAAACGAACCTAAAGAATTGCCCAAAAAGACACGCCCTGAAGATCGGTTGTATCGTCAGTTGGAAAGGGCATTTGCCGAAGACCCCAGCAGATGGTTACCTGAACAGCGCAGACTTCTTGAGCGCGTATCCGAAAACTTGGATGTCATTGAACTAAGTCCCAAGCGCATGGAAATGGTGTCGGATTGGCTATACCACATTGACCATAATCGGTCGATGGAAAAGCTGGCTACCAAAGAAGGATTAAAGTACGTTAAGCGTGAAGACTTCCGCGCCAAAGAACTGACGGCAGAACTTGATCGCATGGAAGAGGGCAAGCGCTCGGAGACCGAGGGCGGTAAGACTGCGGTGCAAGGCGAACTTAAACTTGGCGAAACTACCGAAGCCAAAGGCCGACTGTTCAATACTCCCCAAGAATTCCAAGCGTATTTGGCAGGAGATGCGCTCAATGATATGCGCCGTTCAATGGGGCTTGTTCACCAAACAATGTCTAGGATCAGCCAACGTGTTGCGCCTATGCAGGCCAGAGCCGAAAGTCTTTTAAAGCAAGTAACGGGTTTACAAACGCAGTACGAGAAACTGAAAGAAGCTAAAGGCACAGAGATTGCCGACGCCAATAAGATGGTGCTTGACGCCAAGAAACGCCAGTCAGCGTTGACTCAGCGTTTGGATGAAGAGTTAAAAGATTTGCAAGCGGCGTACATCAAAGCCAAGACTGAGTTTGACTTTGCTGTTCAAACATCCCACGATATCAGCAAGAATTTTGCCGCCAATGAAATTGGCGAGTTGGCCGATAAGGTAGTTGCCGCTAAAGCGGCAATGATGCAGGCAATGAAAAAGCCCGCCACCAAAAGCAACTGGGATGCAATGCGAGCCGAACAAGCCAAGGTGGTTGCCGCTGTTCGTGAACACCGCAACTACTTAAATAGAATGCACCGTGACCCAGAAGGGTTCTTGAACCGTGACTTGGATTTCCAATTGCAGTTACAGCATGAGCTTGACTCAATGGGCGCGCTACAACACAATTTGACCGCCGCTAAGTTTGACTTGGACATGGCTGTTGAGAAGCAACAACGTAGCCGCAAAAACAAAGCAGAAGCCAAAGCATCTGCAACAGAACTTGAAACAGCAGAAAAAATTAAAGCTGAAGCGGTAGCCGCCAATGAAGCGCGAGACAAAGAAGCCGCTGAAATAATTGAACAAATTAAATCTTTAGACGACCGCCGTAGAAACCTACAACGAGTTGTTGATGAGCATTTGGGTCGTAGCAAAGCAGTTGCAAGCGAGCGTGCTGGCCCTGCTTTGGTGGAGTCTCAAGCGGAACGCGAGCTTAAAGATGGCGCGGCGCGCATTAAAGAACAGCAAAGTTTGGAAAGACTTGAAGCATTGCCGGGTGAAGAAATTTCTTTTGAGCCTCGCCGCAAAGTCTTGGATAAACTTAATATTACGCCTGACCATTTGGAAGCGCTTGATGAAAGTATTAAAGATGCCGATCAAGTAGTTAAGCACATTGAGGCGCTTAATGTTAAACGCCGAGTTGAGATTGAAGAAAAACAAAAACAAAAAGCCGGTACAAAAGATACAACGGTAAAAGAAGAAATTGAAAAAGACATTGCTAAGCGTCAAGAAGGTATTGTCAAGGGCAATGAAGACATTCAAAAAATTGAAAAGATTAAAGAGGATTTGCACGCTGAGATTGTAAACAAGACCGCAGATGTAACAAAGTACAACGAGTTGCTTTCTAATGATCCCGAGATTGCCAATGCGGCGCTTAAAATAGTGCATGATCGCATACCCAAAGTACTGAAGTTGATTGAAACGGTTCAAAGTCGTTTAAAAGAAACTGACGTCAAGCCTTCCGTTAAAGCTAGCCGTGTTCGGGATTTGCGCAATTACAAAAAAGAACTTGCAGAATTGGAAGCCAAAGCCAATTTAATGCGCGGTATTGAGCGCAGGCCAGTTGGCGGTAGTAAAGAAATGCTGAAGACCGAGGCGGTGGAAGCGGGTACTAGATTGCCTTCAAGGGTTATTGGCCCCGTGGTCAAGCCTGTTGTAACTGCGGGTAATATCCGCACTGGGGAAGGCACAACTGTATCCGAGCGCAAACTACCTCCTAAAAATAAAGCCACACAAGCTGGTGAAAAACGTGGCCTGACATCTACGCAAGCACAACGCGGCGCTAATAAAGACATTGAAAAAGGCTTGTTTAAAAACGTTGAGAAAACGCCTCAAGAACCCGTCAGTGGCAAGTACACTGCCGAGCAACGTCCCAAAATTGCACCAAAGAAAAAAACCAACAATGATCTTTTGTTGGAACACGATGCTTTAACAGACGAAATTGCAGAGAACGAACGGAAACTCCATCAAGCGGAAATGGATGACGACAATGAAGCGGCGACCAAATATGAAGCGCTAGGCGTTGAGTTGGAGAAAAAGCTCGAACAAGTTGAAGAGCAAATGGATCAGCACAAGCCCACAGTATTGCGCACTTCCACCAAGCAAGGCGCTGGCATGAAAGCGGAAACCATTAAAAATATGGTTGACCGCATGACCCATGAGTGGGAGAAAATGCCTGATGTTGAGATCGTAGACACTGAGAAAGATTTGCCAGAGCACATTCGGAACCAGTTAACGAAAGACGAGAAAACAGGTTTAGTTCCCGGCTTATACGACCCGACTACCAAGAAAGTGTATCTTATTGCATCAAACTTGCACGACCAACAAGATGTAGTGCTGACTGTCTTGCACGAGATTGCAGGACACCACGGACTGCGTGAACTGCTTGGTGATACGTACGAGAGTACGATGAACAAAATGTACGAAGGCAACAAAGCGCTACGTGAAAAAGTAGACGCTCGCATGAAAGCAGAGCCTAAGTTGTCTCGTGAGATAGCGGTTGAAGAGACACTTGCTGACATGGCAGAAGAAGCCCCAAGAGCCAACGAACGTGGGCAAAATGTCTTTCGCAGAATTGGCTATGCAATTAAACAATGGATTGCCAAGATGTTTGGCATCACCCACGTATCAGATGAAGAAGTTCTACAACTCGTTGCAAACGCACGACGCTATGTCAAAAAAGGCTTGGGCGCGGCAGGAGGTGAGTCTGGGTTCCGTCATTTTTTATATAGGACAACTCCAGAGTACGGCGCTAAAACGCCCCTTACTGAATTTACAAACAAGGTAGTTGCGCAACCGAAGACTTGGCGTGAGAAGTTGGGAAACTTTGCGTGGCTCCAAGCTGAGATGAACAACGTGGACATGCGGGCAGGTGTGCGGGAAGCTCTGCGCCTTGGCGCTAAAGCTACGGGGGATAGCCGTTCCTACGAGCAAGCCATGTACAACATTACCAAGGCCGACCAAAAGAGCTCGTTCACTAGATCGGTTCTTTTGAATGGTGGCCCCATTTTGTACACCGATGAAAAAGGTTTCCGTGGTGTTAAGGCTGCTGGCGGTGTGACTTACATGGATATCATGAAGCCTATATCCGACATCCCAGGCGGCAATGCCAGAGGCAAGATAGATCAAGCTACCGCTTATTTTATTGCGGTGCGCGCAGGCAATAAAGGTTTGGCTAAATTAGATCTTGGCGCTTTGGGCGTGACGGAAGCTGAGTTAAAAGCTGTTAAAGATACTGTTGATGCCGACCCAAGACTTAAAGCTGCATTGGAAAAGTCACGCTCGGCTTACAATGAGTACAACAAAAACTTAATTAACTGGCTTGCGTCTACTGGCGCTATACCCAAGGGCGTTGCTGAACAGTTGCTTAAAGAAGGCGATTACGTTCCGTTTTACCGCATTAAAGAAAACGGCCAAGCCGATCTAGTGTTTAGCTCTGCTGTGACCATCAACATTGGGGACATCCGTCATCAGCCTTATTTGCATGAACTCAAAGGCGGTGAGACCAAAATCATGCCGCTTGATGAATCCATTCAGCGCAACACCACATTAATTGTAGACAAAGGCTTAACCAACTTGGCGGTCAAGAACACCGCATATGCCATGCAAAAGTTTGGTGAAGGCCACGGGCCAGTGAACCCCATCACAGGCAAGCGCGAGAATCTGATGCCAATTCACAGGGGTCATGGCCCTGCTGATCCCAATATTATTCGCTTTAATCAAGAACCTGATCCTGCTGTCAAAGACGACACAGGCGAGCGTTGGTTAAAGATTAAGACTGACGGCACTGTGCTTGGCGGTATTCCTGCGGAGATTGTTATCCAAAGTTTGGAAGGCGCGCATTTAACTTTGCCCGCATTTCTAAAACTAGGCGGTCTTTTTGGGGATGTGTTGCGCTCTGGCGTGACGCGCTCACCGTTGTATGCTTTGCGCCAGTTGATTAAAGATCCGATGTCTATGGCCTTTACTGGCGGGTTGGACTACGGCCCACTGCGAGCTGTGCTCAAAGCAGGTACAGCGTTCATTGACATGAGTCGTGGAGACAGCAAAACAGAAGCCAAACTAATTGAAAAAGGTTTGATTCAAAGTGGAATCTTTACGGGCGATCAAAGCGATATGGCCAAGTTTGCTTTGCAATTGGCAAGCGGTAAGGATGCGAACGCGATAACCCGACTGTTTGCTATGGCCGACAGAGTGGCAATGCGCGCTGACTCTGCAACCCGTGTATTGGTTTATGAGAATGCCATTAAGAGAGGGCTGTCCGAGACGCAAGCGGATATGTTCACAATGGAATCCATGAACTACTACAAGCGCGGTTTGTCTCCCACGTTGCAGTACGCCAACCGCATGATACCTTTCTTTAACTCGCAGATTCAGGGCTTGAACGTACTGTACAAGGCAGCGCGTGGTCAGATGCCTTACGAAGAGCAGTTAAAGATTAAACAAAAATTCATGAACAATGCCATGATGCTGATGGGCGCGGGCTTGGTTTATGGTATGGCCATGCAAGACGACGAGTACTACATGAACGCCAAGCCGAAGGATCGCTACAGCAACTTCTTCTTACACTTGCCCGGCCTTGATGAGCCAATGAAATTGCCTTTGCCTTATGAAGCAGGCTATTTCTTCTCAGCCGCAGTTGCCGCAGTGGATGCAATGGTTGGTAAAACCGATACCAAGCAACAACTCAAGGCGCTTAAAGATATGTTCTTGAACTCTGTGCCGGGCTACACTTCGGACTTTATACCGCAGATAGCCAAGCCTGCTTTTGAAGTTGCGTTCAACCACGACTTTTATACGGGCGACAATATCGAGTCCAACAGTATGCAACGCAAGAGCATCGATGAGCGCTACAACAATGCGACTACTGAGTGGGCTAAAGCCATGTCCAAAGCGATCCCTGTGTTGTCACCAATTCAAACTGACTACATAGTCAAGGGTTACTTAGGCCAGTTGCCTATTGCCGCCCTGAAAGCGGCGGATGGCTTGTTCAAACCCGCAGAGACAGGCGAGAAACCTGCTATGCGCGCGTCAGACTTGCCTATCATTGGCGGGCAGTTCCAACGCAAATATGGCGGTGCAGAGACCGATGTCGTATATGGGCTGGCCAAACAAGCTACTGAAGCGTCTGACTCCTACAAGAGTCTACTAAAACAAGGCCGAAGAGATGACGCCAAAGAGTATCTTGAAAATCATCGCGGGGAGATTTACGCGGCGGGCGCTTCAAGAAGGTTTGAAAAAGTCATGGGCGCATTGCGTCTTCAAGAAGATATTGCTCGCTCCAATAAAAACATGACGCCTGATGAGAAGCGTGCAAAGCTCGATAGCTTGGATGCGTTAAAGCAAAAAGAAGCAAACTTGTTTATGAAAGCTATTAAGGACGCAGAGGCCCGCGGTGAAAAAGCACCCCAATTAGCCCTGCCCTAATACCGACAGTGGCCTTGGCATCGAACAGCCTGTAGTGCAAAGCGGATTGGAGACCGTTAGTTTTAACGGTCTCCACATCTAGGCAAGGGATAAAAAATCCCTGCCCTTTCTTAAGATGCTTCCACGGAAGGCGCATCGTCTTCTTCTCTTCTTGAGATTTTCATAACTGCCACACGCATTTGCGGGCCATTGGTCTTGGACATCAAGTCCTTCTTGGGGAGATACGCCACAGAGTACTGGCGCTCCATCTGCTTCTTAAAGTCCGCGTAACCAAAGCTCATGGAAGAACAGAATGATCGGAGCAAGCGCTCTTCAATATAGAAGTCCTTGCACCCTGCGGTAATGCCGTTTTCCACACGCCCCATCACGCTAGACTTGGTGGTTGATCTGTCGATTGCAGAACCATCCCCCATATACGATGCGGCTTTCTCTCCATAGTTAACAACCACAAACTTACCCCAAAACTCCCTGATGAAGCCGTTGAGCACATCCTCGGCTGTTCGCTTATTGCCTTTGATGTTAGCGCGCATATATTCAATGCGCTTGTGTAAAGAGTTGATGATCGCATCCATTGGAAACTCTGCGATGCCCGCGTGCTTAGTGTTCATAGTAATACCCGCCGCAATGATTGTCCCAATACCCGCCATCCAAAAGCGCTCGTCGTTTGATGCTTTGAACTCCACGTACATATTACGCACACACTCTGGTACCAGCTTGGCTAAATAGGGCGTATTGTCCACCATGTACTGCACAAGCGCATCCCCTGCCACAGCGTAATTGTTGGCTAAAGACTTAAGTATCTCGATCTCTGACGGCTCCCAAGTCAGCTCTTCATCCATCACAAACTCGATTAAACGCCGTAATTCACCTTCAGCCGAGTGTTTTCTCTCGCCCGTCAGCTTGTCCACAATGTGCGTGTTTGAGGACATGATCGCATTGGTCATCCATGTGGACAAGTTGATGCGCTCTTTATTCGAGCCCGACTCCATGCGCTCTTTACCACGGCCTTCAGTCATGTCCAATAAAAACTCAGGAAACCATTCAAAGTCATTTCTGTTCTTGGAAGTAATCTCGTCTGTTATCAATGGGCAATTGTTGAGTAGTCCAAGTCGCTGTTGCATGGCCACGGGAGAAGTCCCTTTACCTGTACGATAGTGCACAGGGTGACCCCAAATAGAAGCCGCGCCTTCAAGAGCAAGTGACTTACCTGTCCCCGACTCAGTGCTTCCGCAATGATACGTAAGACCATAAAACCCCGTAAACCGCATGAGGGGAGCGCCTGCACCCGCAAGAATGACCGCAAGGTGGTCATACATTTTCTTTCGTATAAAGAGGTTAATAACTTCACGCCAGTTCTCTAGCGTGCCTGTGGGTTGTGTATTGGCTACGATATTCTCTAAGCCGGGCATGGGCACGGGTACTGGCTCGCTGTCCTTAGAATATATCTTACCTGCAAACACAAAACTTTCATCAGCTTGCCAACCATAGCTTGATGGAACATCGATGGGGGATTTTTCTGTACTCATTTTTTCTACGCACGCCCTTATGTAAGCCGCTAAATTGTTATCGTTACCTGCACCAAAAGCGGCCACAATGTTTTGGCTCGCCAATGATTTGACTGTCTCATCCTTGCTTACCACCGCCTTCTGCGGTAGTGTGACTGTCTGCGCGCCATTGGTACGCAAGGCAAGCATATGGACTGTGTGTTCGCCTGCGTTATGCAAGATGTCTACGGGAAACAAGTCGTACGGCAGTATCATCACTTGTCTCACCATTTTGTTGCCGTGTGCATCTTCGTCTTCTTTTTCCATGAACACGCCACCCCTAACGCCATACGCGTAGCCTCTTGGGGTTTCGGGTCTCTGTACTTTGGTTGTCTCCTCTTTACCATTTGTTACCGCGGTGAGTTCAATTGTTTTCTCAGTGGTGGTCACCGCTGTGGATCGCCCCAAGATTAAGGGGTTGGTGATCTTACCCCAGTGAATACAACTTGGACATACCCCCGGGTTTTCACCATCTAACTTAGTGCATGGATATGGGCCTTTGATTTGGCTTAACTTCTCGTGCATTCTGTCGTGTGAGTACGGGTGCATATCACTCAACCAGATTGCTGCCCTTGCGCCATCATCACACTTCTGTGCAAGACTTAACAAACCACGCCACAAAGGTTCCATGCCATCATCACTAGCGTTGTTAACATAATGGTCGAGTTGATTACACCCGCCACCCTGCGCAGTCAGCTTAATGATTTTGCCAAACTTAGTGCTTGAGTTCTCAAAGAGTTTGACACTGGTCGCCCCCACGGGAGCAACGCCAGGCAGTACCAACGAGGTGCTCGGCTTTGTCTTGGGCAAAGTTTCATACGCCGTGCCTACTAGCTTTTGGGTTATCAGCGCCCTGAAGTCTTCAAAGTCAAAGAAGTCGCCCTCGTTCTTGAAACGCACGTTAGTCACCTCTCGTACGCGCTTGTCACCCTTGACGCCGTTGTTGAGCGTATCAGGCACACGCAGTACACGAGACGCATCTCCCGTCACCGTTGGATCAATGGCTAGCTTGTGTTGAAAGCACAAGCGCTTGAAGCCTTGGGCTACGGGTTCCCACTCTGATTTGGGCACAGCTTCTTTCAAAGGCCAGTAAGCGTGAACGCCACCGCCCGATGCCACTAGCCAAGGGCTACCCATGTCACTCAGCCCAATCACATCGCAAAAATCAATGATTGCTTTAGCCGCCGCTTGCGCATTGGGGTAAGCCTTCTCTTTGATAATGCCCTGCTCGTTGGGCAAGTCCTTGGGATGATTACAGTCTACGTCAATGGCAACACACTTGACCATTTGTACATTAGTTTGAACGCGTTTCTTCTCGCTACCAAATGTACCAAGGGCAAAGTAAATGTCGTAGTTGCGGTTTTTCCATGTGTCCAGTTTTTCTTGCGCTTCTTCTAATGTGTCAACATAGAAGTGTTCTTTTTTCTTGGTGAGTTCTACCACGCAATAGCGTCCGTTACCCGGTGGCGGTAGAACCGCCGCCATAAACTCTAGCGGTTCCATTCATTTCCTTTGGGGTTATTTGAAAAGGTCTAGCTGACCTTCTTGGGGATAAGGCACTGCTTGCTGTACATCCGCTTGAATAAAGCGTTTGAGTAGCTCTTCTTGGTAGTTGACGGGCATACCATTGGGCGAGTGCAACAGGCTTTCTCCGTGCCTGATTAGTTCTTGGTTACTGAGGGATCGAGGTTGTATTCCTGACATATTCTTCTCCATGCTTCGTCTGCTGTTTTTGAGCTAGACATAATTTTTGTTAAAAGTTCTACCCTGTTTTGATACGCAACAAAGACATCCTTACCTTCAAACCAGTTGTACACAGTTTGTCGGGTGACTCCAAGCACATATGCAATTTTTGTAACAGGAAAGTCCAAATGAATAGCCCAACGCCCAAGAGTACTCCCAAGAGTTTTAGGCGACTGGGCTACAAGATTTACAATTTTGTCTGAGTACGGCATTGTTCTACTTTAAAGGCGGGGGTAACGTGGTCATCAAACCAGAGGAAACGCAATCGTGGATGTGTGAGCGAAAGGTTAACGAGATGCAAAAATTCAAAGAAAAACACCCCGACCCACGCATTGCGACCGCTCCTGTTACCCCCTAAACTTATTTACTCATCGTCCCAATCAGACACGATGTCCGCGAGCTTGCTCTTCTTTGCAGGCACAGCGCTTGGCTTGGCCGTTTCCTTGCGGACTTCAGGCTCTTCGTCAGCTTCAGCAGTGGGCTCAACACGGGGTTTCTTCGCGGCCTTGGGCACGGGTAGTTCCTCGGCTTCAGCTTCAACGACAAGCGGTGTACCTGCAAGCGCTAGAGGTTTGCCCTTCACGCCATCAGCTTGGGCAACAGTCATGTTGACTGCGGCTTCAGCTTCCTTGGTGTTGCCCTTGGCTTTGCCCAACTCATACTCAACCTGAGTCAACCAACGCGTTGGGGAGAACAACAACTTGGGACTCTCGGCTTTGGTGTCGAACTTCATGCGAGTGACAACCATCTCCACGTTGACGGGTGGGGATGCCAATGCCAAGTGGCGAACATACGCTTGGAGCGCACGCTTGTCGCCGTCTTCCTTACCGAAGATCGATGTGGCGGGCAGAGTTAACTGCAACACATCATCGGGATTATCGGCAAGCACTACAGCCAAGCGCTGTTGGTAACGGCAAGCACGGCTATTACCCTGCCCCGATCCGGCTACGTTGTTCTTACAAGTCATGCAAGACACGGCTTGCTTTGCGCTTGCTGTTGCGTCAGGTGTCTCACCATCGTTAGACCAACAATCGGGGCCTGTGATATTTTCCGCATCGTAAGACTTGGCATAGTACACACGGCTCACCTTTGGGGCGGCTTTGATAATGATGACATCGAGGTGGCGCTCATCGATAGAGGCCATCTCCTTACCACCTGCAACTAAGCGAAAGACTCCACCCTTGATCGAGATGCGCTTCGTGGTATTACCCAAAGCACCGCCCAGTAGGGCGCGTGAAGTTTCAGATAGCTCGCCTGATTGAGCGAACGCGGGGGCTTGGGAGGGGTTGAAAAGAGCTACATTGCTCATGGTGTTTCCTTAGTTGGTGGGTTTAGTTACGCGTATCTCAAACTCTGACATAGAGTTCAAGCCCGGGGGAACGAGACCCGGGTTCTCGTCGATAAACTTGGCCATGTTAGCCTGTGCGATGCGCTTCTCAAGCAAGTCCACGACTTCATGCTCAACGACAAAGCGTTTGAATGAGTCCCAGTCCTGTGTTGAATAGCGCGTCTTGGTCACAAGGCTTACTGTACCAAAGCTCGTCTTAACAGATGTCTGCCCGTTGGCTTTCATCTGATCCTTTAGCGCAAACTTGATTTGCTCTTGCTGTGCTTTGAGTTCTTCAAGTTGCGTATCATACGCCTGTGTAAGCGTATCCATGTGTTCTTTTATCTTGCGATAAATCTTGGTCAGTTTGTCGAAAGGTACTTCACTTAAATCAGTTTCCATTTACTTCTCCGTTTGTTGTTATTGTCAAGTGTTAGACATTGTATATTAAATTTTTGCTACATGGCAACCCCTTTTTAATATTTAATTTCGTTCTCGAACATCTGGGTGATAAGTAAGTTATCACTCACCTTGGCACTCAAAGCCTTGAACATCTTCTTCTCAATGGGCGAGCCCTCGATGTGGATCACCGTGACCTTATCCGAGTCTTGCCCCTTGCGATCAGCCCGCGCTATGGCCTGTGTGTACTGCTCCACGCTCATCAATGGGCCATAGAACACCACTGTATCCGCTCTCGTTAATGTGATCCCGTGTGCCGTGGCTTGGGGTTGCATAACAAGTACCCTAGGGTTTTCCTCATTCTGGAATCTCCTAATGATGTCCGAGCGTTTAGGTGGGGATACCGCGCCATTGATGAACTCTGCGGCAATACCGCGCTTGAGCAAGTGCGCATGGATTGTGGATATCGTTGAGCGGAACATGGCAAACACAATGACTTTGCGATCCGTCTCTTCGAGTATCTCTTCCAACACACCGAGCCTTGGCGCAGAGTCAAACTCCACCACTTCGTTGTCATCGGTATAAGCCGCACCGCAACTGATCTGCAAGAGCTTACTCACAGCAACCGCCGCATTGACTGCGCTGATCGTCTCGCCTGCGGCTTGCACAAGCATCTGCTCTTTAAGCAGGTTGTAGTACTTGGCTTGCTGTGGGGTGAGCGGTACTTCGCGGGTCATGGTGAGCACTGGCGGTAAGTCCAAGCATTGATCCTTGGTGAACCTGATTGCAGGTTGTAGCGCTTCATGCACTACGTCTTTGGCTTCGGGCTTTGGAGCCCACTTGTACATGGTCATCTTGTTCATAACCTTGTCACGCCAACCCGTATAGAACATCGGCACGCCCGTGGGATTCACGAGCTTGGCAAGTCCATACGCATCCACAGGCGACTGTGCGGCGGGTGTCCCCGTCATCATCCACAAGTGTGTGTCGGGCTTGATGATTGACTTCAATGCCTTCCACCGCTTGGTGGTCACCGTCTTGTAGGCGTTAGCCTCATCCACGATCACAAGATCAAAGCGCCCATCATTGTTAACCTCATTGGCAATCAGATTCAAACCATCGTAGTTTGTGATGACGAACTCATAGTTCTGCTGAATCATCTCGATCCTGCGGGTAGCCTGCGCATGGTGCGCGACAACGGCAGAGCGATGGATAACACTGTTGTTCAAGTCTGATAACCATGCAGCTTGCATGATGGATAGGGGGCAGAGAATCAAGCAACGCCTGACATCCCCACGATTCATCAAGTAGTCAGCCGCCCATAGTGCGGATAGCGTCTTGCCTGTGCCCGGCTCGGAGAATACAAACGCACGTTTGTGCATGGTCAAGAACGCAGAGGTTTCAACCTGATGCGCCATTGGTTTGAATCGACCCGGCCATGTGTAGCGCCTAGTGATGGGCGAGGGTACGTCTTTGACACCTAAGTTTCTTAGAACGCGACACTCATCCAACCCCCAGTACACCGCCACCTCGTACCCATCATCTAGCTCAAAGACCTTGTGTTTTGGAATGATGCTGTATTTGGCTGGGTTTCTTGTGCGGAACACCAGAGCTTTATCTTCCACAATTTGCATCATTTATTGTCGCCCTGATTGGCGCTCTTGGCTCTTAGTCTCAAGTTGCCAGGCACAGTCTTACCACCTGCGCGCAGGGGTTTGATGTGGTCAATGTCTTTGCCCTTGCGGTCAATCTTCTCCTTGTCGTAGAGTTGTCTTGCTTTTTGGCGCTCGATCTGATCGGCTGTCTCGCCACTTTTCTTTTGCAATTTGTATGCGTGCTTGTAGTCACGCTTGCCGTTAACTTGCGTCATTTTATTTCCTTAATGTTTTGGATGATGCTCACACGTTGTCACAGGACACCACGGGCACAGGGGCGTGGGCTTTGCGTTCCATACTCCTGTAGCGTGGGCTTGTTCGATCCGTGCAACTCGTTGGCGGTACTGCCACCACTCTCCTTCGGCTTGCTCCACCGTCATGCTGTGCTTGACCATATCTTCTTTGACTACAAACAGCAGGGCTGAGTTGACCTTTCTAATGTGGGGCATATGTGCAAAGACCATGATGGACATGAGCTTTAACTGCTCACGATCAGGGTACTTGTTATTGCCCGTCTTATAGTCCACGACCCACGCCGTCAAGTTGTCGTCATCGATGATCAGCAAGTCAGCAATCCCCCGCACCCACACATCCTTGCTAGTCCATGTGGTAGGCTTGAGGTCGGCTGTCAAGGCCATCTGATACTCACACAGCTTGCGCCCGGGCTTCTTGATCAAAGCATCCAACGTACCTTGGCTGTAACTAAACTTCTCAGGTATTGCTGTGCCGTCTTTGATAAAGTCCTCCGCCGCTTTGTGAAACTCTGTGCCGTACCGCGTAGCGTCATTCTCAACGAACGGGAAGTTCTTCAAGACTTTGACTTCGTGATACCTGCGTGAGCACCCCTCATAGTCTTTGAGGGAGCTGTGTGACCATGTGACTTTCATTAGAACCTCGCTGATTTAATTGCTTTGGTGAGTTGCTTGGCAAACTCTGACACAAACTTCTCGTCCTTGTTCAATGATGACTGACCCATATTGTTGAGTATGGCGTGAACCAACTCGTGCCAAAATGTCTCAGTCATCATTGCTTGGCTGTAGTTATGTCCCGTGACATTGCTCTTACGACCAAGTGTGATCCGTTGTGTTGAGTAGTCAATCATACCCATACGCCTTCGTTGTAGCATGGTTTCTACAATCTCGATGGAGTATTTCTTGTTACCAACTCTTATTGTTTTTGGTATTGGTGTTTTAGTTACTGCCATGCTTCTCCTTAGTTTTTAGCTTCACCGTATCGTCTATGTGCGCCACCCTCTGCGTCAAGCGGTATGCCCGGCATATACAGCGGCTCCATAGTCATTTGATCCAAGACCCAAGTCTTGGCTTCTTCCACCTCGGCATCTGGCACGACGGCGATTAGCTCGTCGTGTACTGTGCCTGCTATGAAGTATCTTTTGGATACTCTGAGCATTCCGTCTGTCATCACAATGCGTGCGAGCGCCTGTGTGACGTTGTTCGTTATCTTTCCTGAGTACAGCTTGGTAGCGTCTGGCCCGTATACATACTGGCTCCTACCCTTGTCATCCTTCTCAATCCTCAAATTGGGATAAAGAAGTTTCATTCCATTGGGCAATTCTATTTCTTCTTTGCGGAATGTCAAGCATTTATATTTGTACTCTTTTCCGTGGTACAGACTGTCCGTCATCAACCCCGCGCACATATCCCAAAATGAGACCACCTGAGACGCGGTGCTACGATAGATATCGATAATCTTCTTGGATGCCACAGCGTGCACCAATAGCTCCGGATCGCTACAGGTGTGTGGGATTTCCTCCAAGCGGATGACGTTATCATCCCAATCAAGAAAGCGGTTGATGTACTCGGCATCAACTTTCAACGTCTTAGCAAAGGCTTTCTCATACCTGATCGGCGGCGCCCCGAGAAACCCTGTGAGTAATTGCGAGGCAAACGATGCCCACCCGAGACCATACCCACAGCCAAGTAATGCGCTTTTTGCAGACTGCCTAAGCTCAGGGTGTGTTTCTTTACTAAGGCCGGGAATGTTAAACATCTGTGCGCCAAACGCGGCGTAAGGGTCACGACCGCTCCGGAAGATGTTAAGCATATCTTCGTAGTCACTAAGCCATGCGAGGACACGCGGTTCAATCTGCGATAAGTCTCCGACAACCAATTGGTAGTTTTCGGGAGCCATAATTGCTTGTCGTAGGAATGACTTTCGTTTGAGGTTTTGCATATTGATGGCCGAGCCTTTTGCCGCCGACCAGCGACCCGATTTCGCGCCATAGTACGAGAGCGGAACTGGTAGACTACCTCGCTGACTGATGTCCAAGAACCTCTGCGCCCTTGTGCGTTCCGTGGTTGATTTAACCCGTAGACGCGCTTCACATAAAAGGGCAACGTCTTCACGTTCACCGTTGAGGAGCGCTTGAAAAAGAGCATCATTCTTGGCGAGAGCGAGGGTTTCTTTCCCTGTTGTTTTGCTGATCTTTGTAGGTGGAACCACCCCGAGTTTTTGTAGCTGTTCAGCAAACTTTGGATTCGACGCGAGCTCAGCTTCTTCCACGCCGAGGGTCTGTAGTAGTTTCTCACGGCTGTTCCTTTCTTCATCAATTGCATTGGATAACATGAGC